ACTTCATCACACCAATTAGATAGTTCTGACCATCTACCGTTAAACTCTTCTACTGTTAACTGCATGAATGGCTTAAATGATGCAACAGTACTAAACATACCAGTCTTTGGGTCATCGGTTAAGATATCATCAACACTGCTAGTACTTCCATCAATCTTCTTTGTGAGTGGATTATATGTAAGTGGTGCATCATATACAGGTGCAGTAATAGCGCAAGTATGTTTATGACCACCCATCACCAAAGGAATACCCCAAAGTTTAAATACTCTCTGATATTCGTAGTTGTGATAACGATTCAAATATGCCTTAGCTGTTTCACGAGGAGCTGCAATATTGTTATCATAGTTCTTATAAGCAGAATTTGATGTAATATTGAAAGGCATCTCATGAGTAAAGACGATACACTTATTACACTTACCAACTAGGGCAGGATTAAATCTCTCCTGTCTGAAGTTAAAGTTACTTGGTATTGCTACTCCCTTCCATGTGAGCAAGTCCTTAATTATCCATTCTTCTTCGATGTCATAAATCTTAGAAGCATTTTTATTTTTTCCACCTTCTCTAAGTTCATCTTTGATACCGTAGATGGCATTGACTGTACTTTGGTCGAACTTTTTAGTCTTTTCTTTACCGGTTGAATCATACGTTACCTTATTAGAGATTGTACGTGTTTCAGATAAGAGTGATATGAAGTGGAACTTACCATAATTGAATGAATACAAGGATGGCATCTTAAATGAAACCTGCTGACCTTCATCTTTCGCAGAAGGACCTGTAAAGACTTGTGGATTTCTATGATCTATTTCAAATGTATAGAAGTAGTCAATCACATAGGTATTAATCTTCCAAGGTGACTCTTTACCATTACCAATATCTCTCATTGATATAGGTGCAAGGTCATTATTTCCGATCGTCAACATTTCCTCTCTATCATCAATTGGCTCATATCCATCAAAGTAGTCAATCCATTCATTAGATCTACTACCATTATAACAGATATCACCAGTATTAATGACGAAGTTAAACTTACCAAATCTACCAGCCGTCTCTTCCTTCTTGATGAACTTAGCAGAGAGGTTCCATACTTCATACTCTTCCCAGCTAGCACCTTGTTGATCGGTTACCTGCAAGAAGTTAAATGACCCTGCCTGTGCATCAGATATAACGGTAAACTTCCTTACCTTACTCTGATATATGCCTGCACTATCATCTGTCTTACTTCTAACTACCTTATACTCGTACTCTCCTGGTTGAAGTCCTGCTATGATTACTCTATGTGTTGTCAGTGATTGTCCATATGCTGACTCCCATCTAACTCTATCATACAAGCTCTTATGTTCTCCGTATAAGATTGGTGATGTATTAGGAGTTGTTACAGCGGAATATACGGCGCCTGGTTTAATTGATTCTACCTTCGTCCAATCTGCTGTCCCCTTCTTACGATACCAAAGGAATTCATCATGATAATCCACAGAGTTCCAACAAAAACACCTAGTCGCGCCGTTTGTACCCGCTGTGGCCTGAATTCCGAAAGTACAGGTTAAGGTACTAGGGTGATCAGTGCTAAAGAGTGTACGTGATGTTGAAATAGACTTACCCTCAAATGATGCACGTGGTGTAAAGTCCTCAACTCGTCCACCTATGTTTGCACCACTGATATAAGAAGATGCAAGGAATTTATTATTATTGAAACTACCCACTCCCTCTCTAGGATTAGACTGTGTAGTAGGGTCAAGCATATACCATCTTCTAAATACTACCTCACTTGCACTACGTCCCACTGGTAGAATATAGGTTGCCTTCTCACAGATTGCACTATTATTAAAACTAGCAAGATCAATGAAACCCTTTGCACAGTTACTACCAGCTACATCAACAGGGCTAGTAGTAGATGAAGGTATCTCTGACAATGTTCCATCAAGGTTATAGAAGTGTTCATCATCAGGAGCCCAACATAAGTAGAATACAGCAGATGATTGGTCAAACCTAATTAGTTCACCTTTTTCATCCTTCCACTCCATATCGTAGGTCTTAACTTTCAAGGCAGTTGTGTTAACATCCATTACTGAACATTGTGCACCTCTAATCAAGAAAGTACCGCCTGCTGGAATCTTACCCCACAGTTTAAGTTTCTTCCATACCTTGTTAGAACCCATATAGAGAAGGTAGAAGCCATTTAAGTTAATATCTTGGCCCACACCTGTATCTTCTGTTGCGTATGGGTTACCTAGTTCTACGAAATTGTGTGAACAAGGCTGATAATCGTGTGCTCCCTTAAGTGGATCTCCTGCATTACTACCAGAGCCACCAAGATAGAAAGAGTTAATTACAATACCTACCTTAGCAACTGCACCGTCATAGTAATAGTTGCTCTGTAATTCTGGCTGTCTATTATCAAGGCTATTATCATATACCTGTAGTTTACCCTCTGCATTAACCTTGACTGTATACTTAGCCTCTTCTGATCCCACTGGTACAAAGCCGATTGAATCAACTTTCTTCAGCTTACTATCAATCAGGCTATTTACTGTATCTTGATCCATATCCGTTGTTTCGTTATTATCTTCACTACTACCACCGCCAATAGATGAACCACTTCCGATAGGTATTAGTTTTCCTTTTTCTGTAAATATATATAGTTTAGTTCTGTCTGTACACCAAATAAGCTCACCTGGGATAAAATTCTTCCTCCCCGTATCCATCTGTTCCCACGTACCCATTTTGATACTAATATGATTAACAGTTGGTTCCTTGGCTGTTGCATATTTTGGTTCTACTTCAGTACTATTCTTAATATCTTCTAATTGTTCTTTTGTTAGTACCTCTTCTTTAACAAGTTCATTGATATAACCTGGCATTAGTGGGTTTGTTGCATTTGCCAGTTCAGTCCTTGTACCATCAGTTATACTACCACTGACTGCACCAAAGGATCTAATGTTCATCAATACCTTAACCTGTTTCTGAAGCTCATATACTGCCTTCTGAATACTATAAACAAGCGCAGTATTTGTGTCGTACTGATTATCTGTTGTATCTACCCAGAGCGCATTTACATCCTCTGGTTCTTTTGCACTAACTACTATACCGCTACCTTGACCAGTTAAACAAGTCCAGCCATTCGAATCATTCTTGTAGTAGATTGCATCATCTTCCTTCACATAGACAACTGATCCCTGTGCTTGTATTGCCTTATTCGTCTTTAGGTCAGCGACACGTTCAATCTTCTTAATACCGCCACCGAAATCATAAGGAATCCACTCACCACCATTCCACTGATAGGTATGGATTTCACTTGGATCATCTACTACATAAACAACAGTACCAATCTCCTTAAAGCTCTGAGGGATATTATTCCTACTAGCTATATTCGGAACGGGTCTAAATGCGCCGAGAATATTTTGGTCTATTAAGTCGCCCTGTGTTTTTAAATTTTCTACAATCGGCGTAATTTGATCTAGACCAGACTTAACGGCGCTAATTCCGTTCGATGCATTAGTAGCTGTTGTTTGTGCGGCTGTTAATCTCTTGTTAAGTAGTTCATAGCTCTCGTAACTCTTCAACTTAGCTATTTCACTCTCCTCGACTAGATCTTTACCTGGTACCTTACTAACTTTATCATCAAGTGCATTCTGAGTACTAGTAGATATTGGTTTATCAAGGTCACTAGTATTATCAACATTACCTAGGCCGATATCAGACTTAGTAAGATCAACATTCCCTATTAGTGGGTGACCGTTGATTGCTGTACTCTTATCAACTTTTCCTGATAATGCAAGCTGTGTACGTGTGGAGAGTGGTTTATCGAGGTCACTAGTATTATCAACATTCTCTAAGCCGATATCATTTTTGTTTAGTACTACATTATCGGTTAGTGAGTGTCCATTTATCTTTATACCTTCAATGTTAATACTACTTGCCTTCAAACTATTAAGCGCTTCACTGACTGCCTCTTCTAGTTCATCCATATTTCTATTAAGATCAACCATACCTGCGGCAATGATAGCACCCATAGCTTCAAGACCAAGTGTATCACCTAGTTCATTAATTCTAGTGTCTATTGATTGTTCGAGCTGTTTAATTCTCTCAACAATCGCTTTATTTTGAACTGGATTTTCAGAGTTTGCGTCTAATATAGAATCAACCAGTCTTCTCCACTTTCCAGTCTCTGATGACACTTGATTTGTAGTGAGGAACTGATAGAGCTTACCATCCTCCTTACAAAACGATACGTGGCCATGATCGACACTTGTATCTGGGTAGGACCTCATTTCTTCCAAAGTATTAAACGAATCTCTTGCGAAGTTAGGTTTTCTACCTTGGTAATTAAAGTTATCACCTATATTTAGCATACTGTAATTTATATGTTATGTCAACATTAACTGAATGACTGCTTGAAATTTGTGATCGTAACTGGATCTGTTAGGGTATAGACATAGTATGCAATACCATCTACATTTCTTTCTGTTAATGTATACGAATTAATATACTCAAAGTTATTAGCATCTTTAATAGTAGTCAACTTGCCGAATGATTTTGGGTACATATAACAAGTCCTACTATTTACCATATTAATACCACTCCATGTATAGTTCTTATTTGGATTTACTGCCTTCGTTAGAGACTCTACTGATACTTGGCCTGGATCAACTCCCTCTGCAATAACTCCATAGTAGCAAGGGTAAACTATCTTGATCGTATAAGTAGCGGTGTAATCTTTCCCATCCAACATAAACAAGAAATTATATTCTCTATTACCTGCTGTGTTCGGTACAAATCGATCAGTAACGGGCCTACCAAAACTGAGTCCTTCTAATTGATTACCCTCTACATCACAGACCATTGTATCCTCTGGGCCGAAATTATAAGGAACACTACCTTTTGAAATACTAACTGAGAGATTAACTGTGGCGACATCTCTACTTACACCTATCACAGAATAAGGGCCGCCTACTGAGATCTTAATAGGGTTTAGTACCTTGTCTATCTTATCTAGGACACCGCTATCTATTCTCCTCCAATACCTAGTTTGTTTAAACTTATCCCCTGGGTCACCTCCAAAATATTCATACCTCCTATACTCGGGACTTCCACCTGGGATCTCTGGGTTACTTAAGAATCCAACTTGTACACCACTTACTCTATGATTACTTTCCAGCGCATCAAATAGTTTCTGTACTACTAATCCTAGGTTATAATAAGGTCCACCATTACGAGGCCAAATTAAGTCGGCATTATAATAATTAACTAAGTCTGATAGTGGTGACCTAGTTTCTTTATGACCCACTGCATCTGTTATTGTTGCTGGGTATACTAGTTCATCACCATTTACTACTTTATGAATACTTGCCATCTTATGTTTATGTTTTTATTTATATTCAACTCCTAGATAATTACAAACACCTTCTACTATTACTTCACACAGGACATTCTTTCCTCTAGTGCTAAGTAAGAATTCTAAGTCTTCCTTATTATCTTGGAACATATTTTCTACTAATACTGCAGGACATGCCGTACTCTTACATACTGCTAAGTCTGCGGTCCAATATAGGTGCTGTGGGTCTGGCGTTCTAACTTTCAGATTTCTCTTTAATGCTGCCTCTGCCAAGTTTACCGCTAATGTCTTACTAAGTCCGCCAGAATTTCCAGCAACAAACACGGACCAACCTCTAGCAGTGTTCCATGTACGAGTATTTCCTGCTGCGTTACAATGAAGAGATACTAAGATACATTTCCCTTTCTTATGTTCATTGTTTGCCATCTTACATCTAGCTTTAAGTCCAGGCTCTAGATCATCAGTAACTGTTCTCTGATGTACCACCCCAAGCTTATCAAATCTAGCCTCTATAAGACTTGCTAATTCTCTAACCCACTTATATTCTCTAAGTCGATTATCTGGACTACACTTACCTGCAACATTAATACCATGTCCACAATCTAATAAGACCTTTACCATAATTTTTACTGTGCTGTTATTTGTACTGGAATTGAACTACCTGTCTGTTTTAATCTAGTCCTAATTACTTTATAAGGAACTACTACACCTACTTTGTTCTCGATCTTAACATCCTCCACAACCAAGTCTGTATTCAAGAAACCACCAACATACATTTTATTAGCTGGGTTATAGTATTGTGTTGGAATAATAATATATGGATACTTACCACCACTACAATTAAATACAGTCTTATCGAGTGTACCTGATTCAACAAAACTAGACACTAACTTACCTTCTAATTGACTGCTCTTAATTGTACCACTGCTAATGTCAAGAAGCTCTGATGCCCCAACAAACTTACGATATCTGAATTTATAGATAGAGGTTGCTGATAATCGAAAACCACTCTTCGTAATAGCCCTACACTCTACGATAACATCAGAGTCAATGGTCCTAGTAACTAGTTTATTATAAGTCCAAGTACTTCCTCCAAAATTGAGAAAATTATTTACTACTGGGCTTGGACGACTATTATCTATTAATTTTATAGTCATCTGTTTAATGCCGTCAACTTCTTCATCCAGTATACCACCTTCCCTACTTAATCCTATACTTACACTTGGTAACACTTTATGTCCCACTTCAAACATTGCCGTACTTAAATCAGAGGTTGAATAATAGGACTTATCTTTGCTTATATTTTCTAGCTCCTTACCAAATGCTTCCCAAAGAGTTTTATCGGCATCATCAATAACACCATCATTATTTATATCAAATGCTTTATTCACATCAGAATTTTCCACCTTCTTTCCGATCAACTCTGGTAACTTATAAATAACTAGCTCCTCGACTACTTTAGGATCAGAAATTGGATCTGCTCTATTAGTTAATCGTAATGGGTTAACCTTGTTTTTAATCTTAGACAACTCACTTTCTAATTTACTAACAAGACCACCATTAAGAGCACCTAACTCCTTTACTGCCTTAGCTGATACTGTTTGGCCTTCGTAGACTTCCCCATCTACACTATCAACCACACAAGGTACCCAATGACCTGTATCTTCTAGGTTAGCATTCGAGTCATAGTAGTACCACTTCCTATCTAAGCAGACTCTAAATCCCTCTGGTACTGGCGTTCTCCAATCAAGTAAGTCTTTCTTAGTGAGTGCCAATCCTTGTCTACTATCTAAGAACTCCTTTGACTCTAATGTAAAATTTGTTCCAATATGTGCTGACATATTATTATTTTCTATTAATAATACCTCACCTAGTATCAGGTATTTCTACCCAATACTAAGCAAGATATAATATTTAATTAACGTACTTCTCTTAATAAGTAGTTCTGTGCATCTGGTAATGTGTGAGGATCTTCATGGTCTACATAGTAACTTCCATTATGACCACCACCGAAACTATAACCTGCAAATACATAGTTAAACTCTTCACCATCACCTACTGATACATCTTTATATTTACTGTTAAATATATTGTTGAATCTTACATACTGGAATGGTAATTCAGTTCCCCTATCACCAGTAAACTCCTTACAAGCCCTAAATGCACTACCTATATTAGATAGATTTGTGAATTTAGCAAAAGTATTATTAACCTGGAATTTACTATCAGAGCTACCATGGAAGACTGGACGATAGAATACATAAGATACATCACTCAAGGTTGAATTATTTATCTTATCAAATATGTTATCTATCGTACCGCCTAGTGGAAGTACAATACCACTAAAGGTTTCATGTAAGCTAGATACGTTTGGACAGTACTTAAAGAAGTTAAGTGGTACTATGTATGACGTTCCACCTTCAACTGTATAGTAAGATAAGAGCTTACAGTTCCTAAACATACCACTCAAGTTAACGCTAGTACCTTTCTCTAGTGGTTTCAATAGATAAGGCGGTATACGTCCCCTTAATCCATATCTAGAGTAAGTTGCAATACTATCACCGCCATCATACTTGTCGTTATTTTCCTGTCTACCACAATCAGCAAACAAGTAAGAAACAGAACAATTAGGGTTACAGTACCTTAACAAGTCAGGTGAACAACAATATCTAACTGTACCAGACAATTCAGGACCTCCTTCATTACCAAACTTCTGCTTTCTTCCGTCGGCATTTGTATAAGAATAAAGAAGTCCCGGTGTCTGAGTGTTATTGTCATCTAGATTTTCAACACCTGCCGTACCTCTAGACTTTGCATCTGACTTTGACCAATCACCATCAAATGTCCAAATCTCAGTATACTTTTTATCGTTCCTGGTAATCGGTACTAGGTTATTGTCATTGTCAAAATACCAACTAAATGGCATGTAGTCTTGATTATTCTCTCTGACTGTAGGTGATTCGTATGCATTTAAGTTTGCATGCCTGAACAAGTAGTCTGCGTGCTCTATGTTCTTATTTACAAGGTCATAGGAGATAGACACTTCCTTAACATAACCATCTCTCACTGGATCTACCTTACTACCTTCAGATAATTCACTAGACCTATAGAAACTAAACTCACCGGACAAGCTTCTCACTGCATATACTACGTTAGATTGCCATACCTTGAGATCAGTTATTAGCTCATCACCACTAACGTCTTCTCCAGTTGGTAATTCAATGTAAATTCTAATGCTTCTACTATCAACGTCGGTATAGTTACTAGTTACATCCTTCAGTGACTTAGTTGCATTATCGAAAATGTAGAACTTAGTCTCTTGTATGTCCCTGATACCTTGAAATGCTTCGCCCTTCTTACTAATCTCCAAGTTAATAGAGTTAGATTCAGACTTCCTTGGTTGATTACTGAACTGACTAGCTACGTTTATCCACTTCTTACTACCAATACTGATCGCATTACTTTCTACAAACTTCCCTGTTAGTGGTCTAGGTAAGTCTCCGTGTAGTGCAATTCTATATCTCGTACTAGAATCATCCAAATAAGAAGTACTAATACTTGCATCACTACTAAGACCTCTCAAGTTTTTATTTACAGTAGTCTTACCGTGATATAGTAGCTTGTTTGGAACACTAGCATCAGTCAAGTAGTTTACCCTATCTGGATTAGCGCCAAACAAGTAAGATACATCCTTTAAGTTAGTATTCTGTTCGAAGCATCCACCCTTCAGCTTATACTTAAACTTAGCATTATAGAACAGACCTACTACATTTTCAAGCAGCTTATTACCAATAAACATTTTATCTGGTAACTCTGGGACGTAATCATTTGAAAAACTAGGCGCTTCTACATCAGAGAAGAAGCCTGCAAACATCTTAAGATTAGGACAGCCACTAACAATTCCAAATGGGAACTTATCACCAACTATATATTTATTATAACCAGCTCCACAAAAAGAAGTCAAATAAGAACCTACTATCTCTTTACCCTTATAATCAATGTAGAATAACTTTCCATTACTAGGTATGTAGTACTCTTGTGTAGAATTATAACCAAGACTCACTAGGTTAGCAAAACCGCCGAATGTATCTTGACTGATAGGTAGCTTAACTTTAACCTCATCTCCTGCAACATTTAAACTGTTACCAACTATAAATGACTTCTTGATACCAGTTACACTAGATGGATTGGCAAACATTGTTCTAGGATTTATAGTACCTGAACCGTATGCACAGTTAAAACTACTAACTAAGTATGTAAGTCTCTCTGGAATTCTAACAGTATCGAAGTTGATATAAGAAGTACCAGAATGGAAAATACATCCACTCCCCGAATAAACAGTTACACCCTTACTATCCTGAAAAGAAGATGAATAAACCTCAGGTAAGTTCTTGAAGAAATCCGTTAAGTTACCATATAGCTCATTCGCTATATCGACTACAGACTTACTTGGAAACTTATTCTTCTGATCCTTAATGGTCTCTACAACACCCTTATTAACAATAGATACCTCAGTTGTTTCATCAAGCCTGTTTAGAATCATATTAGGGAAGAAGTGATTAATATTCTGAAGTTTATAGTTACCCGTTTTTCTTCTAAACAAGTACCTATCCATTACTACAGGAGTATTTGCCCACATACCTTCCATGTTCTTCAGATCTGTTAATGGGCTAAACAATCCATTATCCTTTAGTATCTCACCACTTACTACATAAGGTGAAAGGAGTTTAAATGGGTTGCCCTCCGTACCTGAGAACGAGAAAGTAAATCGAGCACTTACTACATTCTTAGCCCAACTGAACATGTATCTGTTAGGTGAATCAGTCCAAGTGAAAAGTTCGCCTCTGCTACAATCACTAAACAAGTTATCAATGTTTGTAATATTAGCAACTTGCTCGCCTACACCTAACCTCTTTGGTCTCCCTGAATATCCAAGTGCAGTTAGTACATAGTAAATATCGAATACAGTAACACTAGTAGACCTAAAGCAATCTGATATATCAGATGCATTGAAGTCCATGTTAGTTACTAGTGGAGTCTGAGCCGTCTCTTCCTGGAATCTCAATGAATAATTTGAGAAATCAGGATCACTCAGCTTAGTTAGGTTAGCTCTATCTACTTCATACGGTAACTTAGTTCTACCACTCTCCGTTACAGTGCCGTACGTATTTTCAGACGAATTATATCCATGAACTGTAAAATTCTTACAGCTATTGAACATTTGATTTGTCTTGACTACTACGTGACCATATACTCTAGAAAGACTTGAACAACCATCAAAGTTTACACTTAGTTTTACTGGATTCTTTTGGTCATTTGTAAACTTAACCTCACTTAAGTTTTTCATCTGCCTCAAGTCAACCTCTAAGTTAGGGTTTGTGAAACGACTAAGATCTAAGTAGTTCTTGTTAAATGAAGTACCATACACTACAAACCTAACCCCAGTATTTCTTAGGTTTAGATTAACTAGATCTGGAAATTTATCATCCTTGTGTGCGCCCCAAATATTTACAACGTCATAATCAGATGGAAGATTGTTAATTCGACTTTTTAGGATACTGTCATGATAATTACTAGAACTATCTGCATCAAACACAAATGACCTCTTATCTAAGTAAAGTCCTGCAACACCTGGACCACCTTCACTTGGGTCATCATATTTAGCACCTGGGAAGAAACTATCCTCATCATAATCTCCCCAATTTGGCTGTTCTTTTTCAGGCATCTCTAAGTTCTCAGTAGAATAGGATGCTTCATCTGGCCTACCGCTAAAGATGATATACTCAAGATTTATACAGTCATGAAGATCTAAGTTCTTTATCTTCTTACTACCTGCTAGATTCAGGACTCTTAAGTTTCTACATCCAGTTATAGTAACATTCTCTAGATTTTCCAGTGACAGTGTAATTTCTCTAACTCTATTATTATCTGTACATTCAAACCTTGTGAACTTTGGACAGTTTACGATATCGACTGACCTAAGACTTGGCTGTGTACTATCGAGCTTTAGTGTTTCAAAGTTACTACAGTTCTTAATTGATACTACTGTTAGATCTCTACATCCTGTCAAGTCAATTGTATCTAGGAAGTTCTGAGTATTTAAGGTAAGATTATTAATTCTAGACCTCATCACCTTTAATGAACTTAGTGATACGTTTGGCAGAGATACAGAGGTTACACAACTATTACTAATATCAATCTTCTGTAGCTTCTGGAACTTAGTCTCGTTTGTAGTATTAGAGTTACTATCTAAGATATTGAAGTTGAGATTAAAGTTCTTCGTTGCTAAGGTGCTCAAGAAGTTAGTATTTGACAAGTTAATTTCCCTAAGCTCAGCAACATCTACATTATCCGCAAACAACTGACCTAAGTTAATTGGATTATCTTGATTAAATCCCTGTGCACCGCTCAAGTTTAAGTTAGTATATTTCATAAGACTACCTGTTATACCTCCAACATTTGCAGTAGTCAGGGATGTATTACCATTACCAATTGACAAGATAGTATTAGAGAAGTCGAGTGTATGTACCTTCGCATTATCCGTTCCGCTAGTACCATCGCCGAAGTAGACAAATGAATCACCATACTTTTCAGGTCTACAGAAAGAGGATATTGTCTTACTACCAGCTACGTTTGATGACATGATAACTGGCGCATCTACCTTAATTGGCATAGACTTTACTGCATTACTTGAATTAATCTTAACTGTTGAGATGCCGTAGAAATCAGATGCCCTATTAGTAGTCTCAGCGTTTGTACTATTCTCCATCTTAAGCCATTCAAATATACTATCAAGGAAAACAATATGCTTCTTTAACCACTTACGAGCCTGAATGATTCTCCTACCATTCAATTTGTTCAACTGATTAATAGGTGTACCACTCTCATTTCTATAGTCTTGTAAGTACTTAGCGTTGTATGTAAGATTAAACAGCAACTCACCACAACCTTCTGTCTGAGGAATGAAGTACTGATCAATGAAATAATCAGCTAGGTTTGTATACGGCTTTCTAGTACCTGGATTAATCACGGTCTTCATCTTTGCGTCGAGAAGATTGCGAAGTTTACACCATGCATCAGAATAAATTGACTTTGTATAACTCTGTCCTGCACCTGGCGCTTGATGAATTGCCTTCTTACCGAACAATGACATCCAGAGTTTATTCGCAAAACCTAAGACGACGCTATTTTGACCGTCTATCTTATCCGTTACACCATAGCCGTTTCCACTATTTGACAATGGAGAGAACCATAAATCCTCTGACACTGCAATAGCCGCCTGATTGTTTCCACCAAGTCCAGTATCACAGTCATATACACCTAAGACAGCCTGATTATTTGGGTCACTCTTATTTACTTCATTATACTTACCAAACCACTTAAGAGGCATATTTTTCTGGAAGTTATCAAGCAAGCCGAATAAATTAGCAATACTGAAATACTTATACGCAGAATCTAAGTTCAGGTAGTTCGTAATATCAATATCATCATCGTTCTGTGCAAACCTATTCTCTTGACCCTCTACCTTTCTCCATACATAAGACTTACTCGTTGATCCTGGTACTACTGCTTGTATATATTCGTACTTATCATAAGAGTCTGCGAAGAAATCCTTGTTAATATTAGCTGCATCATTACTATATCTTTTCTTGACTGCATCCAACTTAATAATCTCCTCTGCTAGCTTATTAAATCTTTGTACTTCGCTCGGTTTTGTTGCAACTTGATCTTCCGGTTGTCCTTCGTATGGTTCCTTAATATTCAATTCCAGGTTAATGTCATTGAAGTTAGGATCATTCTGCCAGAACAATGCACCATATAATTTATCTCTTAGGTATTGTTCACTTCCATCAATATAATCAAGTTGTGCACCACCTTCTACTGCATTTGTACCATCTGATCTAGTACCGCCAAAGCCAAAATTATCCTTAGCCTCAATCCAGTAACCACCAATTCTTGTCTCATTATAAGTACAACCTGTTTCAAAGAATGGGAAAGTACTACCTACTACATCTTTACCAATTGGATAGGTTGAACCACCCTCTGTCTTAGTGATGGAGTTAATTACCTTATAGCCAAGATTTCTATGTGCATCACGACCTAAGATAAACTGATAGATACCAAGTGAGTGAATACTAGTACCTGTATTCTTATCGTTTGTTCTTAAGATTACAAATACTGGGAAACCCTCAACCGCATGCTTAAGAGTTGCTTTCTTAAACTGATTCTTATACCAAGAGTCATTGAATGCTTTTAGTACATTTTCATTGAACGGTAGATACTTTGATGCCTTAGTTACGTCATCATACCCAAGCTCCTCATTCACAAACTTACCAACAGCCGCATTAATTGAGTGACTTGAATCAACTATATCAGCCTTCAACGTGTACTTCTGCTCTGGTAACCAAGACTCTTTAGGAATAAATACAGTACCTTCGTCGAACTGAATGTTAAGGTTCTTGATATTATCTGCCAATGTTGAGGTACCCTGTATTGATACCGTCGCTGTCATTGGTTTATCTCTATCACCACCGCACATAATACCGCTCTTTCCATCGTAGTATTGAACTCTAGCTGTTACGTTAGGGAGAGAATTGCTATCTTTTCGCTTAGGACTAGTAAAGTTATCCCAGGTCCAACTATTCTCACTACTAACATCTAAGAATACAATAGGAATAGGGATAGAATAATTACTCAACTCTCCCGCTGGCTTAAGACTACCGGCGGCGATAAAGTTAGATACATTATAAGATCCAACACCTGAATTATCCCATAGCCAAGAATCACCTGGTTTGTTTGTATCTAGATTGTACTTGATGAAATTTCTTGCTAGACCTTCCTCAATATATCTGTTATCTGGTGTTCCCTTACCATCTGCATCAATTACATAATGAGAAAGGGACATATTATTTAAGTAGTTGAATAAGATATCATAGTCAGTCAATGCAGTAGTATACATCATCAACCTATAGACATTAATATCTGCAAAAGAACTATACATTGAGCCCTTCTTAGAACAACCAAGTAAGATGTTTTCCTTTGCCCAATCACCTACGAAGTCTGAGATAACGGCAGCGCTTTCAATAACACCATTTACATAGATAAGTACTCGTCCCTTCTTATATGAAATAACAAGGTCTACTATCTCATCATCCTGTAAGTTAATGGTATGTGAAGAACTAGATGTACCACCGGACTTAATTTCTAGGTCATGTACTCTAAGTAGGATACCAGATAACAAAGTACCATCCTGTGCTACCTTACCAAGTTGAAGTACTACTCTGTCATCATCTGGGTGGTAGTCAGCCTTATAGCACAGGTTGATTGTAAATTCATTACCTGACTTAATAAAATCGTAGAACTTACCATCTGTGAAATTGCTATAATCCCATCCACCTACCTTACAGTAAGCTCTATTCTGAAGACGAATATGACTTGGCTTGGTATCTGATATAACTACACCACTATAGCTATTTGAGTCAACAAATTCTGCTGACTGTACTACACTAACCTTTGATCCATTATACACATATCCATTACAAGTTGATGTAATACTAGAGTTATCTCTTGACTTACCAAATGCAATAATGTCTGTAATAAGTGCTCCGGTTTTTGGTGTATCTAGTTGAGTAAAGTTTGGTCTTCCCACCTCTGCATAATAGGTTGCTCCAATATGCTCTGTGTGTATGTCTGTCCAAATTTCAACCCTAATCTCTAGCTTTGTACCCTCGCTGAAAGAACTAACAGATAAGAAGTTGTCGTTGTTGAGTTCATTAAATGAGAATACTTCACTAGGCGTCTTACTAACACTACCACCATTACCTGATACCCTGATAGAATAATGATAAGATTCTGATGTATTTGAATAGTAGACAGTGAAAGGTACATTAAGTGACTTGTCCTTGTTGATCAATACTGCATCCTCTAGCCTTGTTGGTAAGATAGATGAGATTGTCATATTATTACTTGTCACTACCAAGATTGTCCTAGTCTGTGTACTGCTTAAGGTGCTTACTTTCTTACTAACTAATCTTGCCTTGATCTCATTAGTATTGTTTCCGATTGTAATATCACTGTCGGAGAAACCAAGACCGCCTTTACCTAGCTGAACATTATATGTATACTTGTGGTCTATTTCATCAACAAGTACATCAAATGAATACTTATCTTTTGTACCACTGGCTCTTACTACATCTATCTCAAGTCTATAATCACCTGCTACACCTGATGAATACTCAAAAGACATTTCAGAATCTCTATTACCTTTCTTGAGATCCTCTATTGATATCTTCTGTTCTCTTTTAGTAGCCAAGTTAACATTTGAGAAATATACTGTACTACTCCAAGATATTGTTGTAAACGTTGATGGATTATAAGCAGTAACGAGCAGTGGGAAAGTAGTAACGATATTGTTATTCTTTAGTACACTCCTATCAATGTTCATAGTACCAGTACCACTCACTCTCTTTAGTGTATAGACATTAGAAGTTGCCTCAATGTCCCAGTTCTTAGTACTACTGATAACCTTAATACTAAGTCCTTCATCACTATTGAGAATAATAGGATCTGAACTAGCTTGCTCTTGTGATTTAGAGTTTACCATAATCTTGGCAGTACTAGCATCCCCACCAGTACCACCTCCATTACCGTTACCACTACCACCTGAACCACCTCCACCATGAAGGGCAAGCCAAGCGACGTTACCCTTCAGAGTTTTGATGTCATCAGTTATATGCTCGAGGACATTTTCTACGTCAGTCACTTCTACAGTTTCTTCACCCTCTGACTTAACGACCTCCCTTAGCTTTTCACTATTTGTTAAGATCTGGTCAGCTTTTGAAGATGCAAAAGATTCCCACTTATTTTTTCCTCGATTATATTTCTTAATTGTTCCCATTAGAATACAATATTATATTTAGTCCCGATACCTTCACCGAGATCTATTGACTGTTTACCTAGTGACTTGATATCTTCTATCCTAGTCGCATCATTCCAGTTATTCCAAAGGTATGTAGTTGTATTTGCTGTTAAGTCTACATCCCAAATACCGGTAATCTGAATTGACTCAACCTCGATACCAGTTGCAGTTAGTTTATACTTGACATAGGTAGGGAAATGTTGTGCAATACCTTCCTTATCCTTACCAGTACCTACCTTACCTGGATAATACTTCTGAAGCCAAGCGATTTTTGTACTACTAGGTATTTCCTGATTACTTACTAGTTTATATCCTGTTGCCTGTGACATTACATATACAGGCGCATTAATTTTTCCTACTAGTTCATATCTCAGGTTAGTATTAGTAGTTGCATCGCTTGGGAGAGAAGTAACTTGAACAACAGGCTTACTACTTGTCTCACCTTCTACATTACCACTCATCAAGTCTACACCACTAGCGGCTCTATTACCAACGATATAATTCTCAGGTGCGTCATAGATAGGTCTTGACATTGAATAGGTATGTTTGTGACCGCCCATAACAAGACGAATACCATACTTCTTGAACAACCTTGACCACCTAAAGCTACCACCATTAGAAGATACACCATTTAACTTAGAACCACCTCTATCTGTCTTGCTTGTATACTTATCAACAGTAACGATAGTAAATGGCATTTCATGAGTAAATACAATGGTCTTATAACAATCTGATGGCTGAAGCTGTTTATTAGTATCTGCCTCGATAGTTGCTAAGTTAGTACCCTTCCACAATAGTAAGTCCTTTCTAAACCAATCTTCTAGTTGACCAAGACACTGAGATAAGAACTCCTTGCCGATGTCCTGTGTAAGAGAGGTATAGACTGTCACTGTATTTGATCTAAACTCTGAATTAATTGATACAAAGTGATAATCTCCAAAGTTAAATGAATAGAGTGATGGCATGTAGTATTCGAAACCATACGCATTACCACCTACTTGACCATCTTCGATCAATCCTGTTATATACTTAGTTGTGTTATCCTTGTTAAACAGCCTTGCACCATTTCTATACTTAAAGATAGCTGGGTTATTCTCGTCTAGTTCAAATGTGTAATAGTAGACAACGTTAGTATGGTTAATCTTATATGAACTAGGAATACCATTACCAAGTTCATATTCATTCTTACCACACAAGTCATTATTACCAATTGTGAACATCTCTTCCTTACCTCTCAGTGCAGACCTACCCTCATAGTAATCAAGCCACTCATTCTCACGGTTACCACTCTGAGTAATATCGCCAGTGTTAATAGTAAACAATGAATCAGTTTCCTCAGCGGCGATAAAACTAGCTGACTTCTTCCAAGCGATATACTCCATATAGTTGAATCCTTGCTGATCTGTTACCTGTACAAATGAATAACCTCTTGCATTGATTACACTATCTGCATATACTGTAAATGTAAGTGTATCGCTAGTATAAGACTCATCACCTTCACGTCTCACTCTATATTGATAAGTACCTGCCTCTAAGTCTCTGATGATTACCTTATGTGTTGTTACCGCTACTCCACTTGTTGCAATCCATCTAATTCTCTTATACTGATTGATGAACTTCTTAACATTAGAGTCCCCAGCATAATCACCACCAGTCTTAATGCTACTCTCTGTGATTGAACTTAACTTTGTCCAACCTGCACTGCTTGTTTTCTTATACTCAACAAACTCATCATAATAACCAACAGATATCCAGTTAAGACATCTACTAGCTTTCTTTCTCCCTGCTTCATTATGTGTTGCTTGTCTTCCGAATGTTAAGTTTACATAGTTAGGCTTGCTTGGGTCAAATGTAGTGTTAGTGGTAAATAAGTTCTTACCATACGCAGAAGACCTAGGCGTGAATCTAACCTTATCACTCTCCTTGAAATATGACTTAAGTACGTTAGTTTTATCATCATGCACAGTTAAGTCGATATATGTCCAAAGAGCCTTACTATTTCTAGCACTATACGCCTTATATGCCTGCGTGGAAGGATCTAAGTAGTACCACCTAAAGAATAAGCAGTTGTCCATCTTACTAGTAGGAGCAATATCTACACTCTGACCACCTTCACCTGCGCCAGTTCTAATACCAACTGAATCAACATAGCCAGGAATTACATCACTACTATATGGCGTTACGAAATCTGTGAGGTCTGATACTGGATGAAGTGCCTTGTCTGACTTATAGATCTGAATTGTTCCCCCAGCATCTACATTACCCCAACACAGATAGAATGTACTACCTGTCTGATCAAACTTAATTAATTCACGCTTTGGATTAATCTTACCAGTCTCAGTATTTCCCTTATACCACTGAAGATCGTATGAATCTACATTGATGATAGTGGTGTTAGTTACGTTAGAGCATTGTGCACCCCTTACTAAGAAAGTACTTCCCGCCTTAATTGTACCAACCAAAGGCAACCATTCCCAGCCTGATGTAGTACCTGGTCTATATAGTAAGTAGAGACCATTTAAATTAATATCTGAAGTTGATGAATTACTTAGCTCTACGAAATTATGTGAGCAAGATATAAAACTGTGCTCATCATTATCACCTCCACAAAATACAGAGCTGATATTAAGATAGTGACTGACATAGTTTCCACCCTTACTATCACTATCTGGCTGGCCTAAGTCAAGTCTATCGTTTCTATATATAATTAAGTTGCCATTCTCGTTTACCCTGGCACTATATTTATTGCTTGCTAGGTCTACAAAATCAAGAGAGTTAAAGTCAATTCCACCCTCTATTAATTTTCTCAATTCTTCTGCTGACATATTATTATTTTCAGTAGGATTTGTAACTACTCCTGATCCACCAGTTGTAGAAACCTGTTTAAATTTACCCCCTATGTAGATGAATAAGCTACCTTCTTTATCCTTTCCTTGATCTGTTATCCAAATGAGCTCACCATCTATTAAGTTCTGGTAGTTAGTCTTAAAATTCTGGGCAGTATCTACCTTAATACTAATGTTAGGTACTGTATACTTAAGTGAATCTGTGATAGGTCTGATAGTATCTCCCTCTGCTTCACCTGTTCCTGGATTGACTAGGCCTGTTGTACCGATCATCTTATGTCTCCAAGAATTACTAGAATCACCTGCTACTACACCATAATTCAGAATACCCAATAGACTCTCCACCTGTTTTCGAAGACTAGCAACTGACTTATTAAGACTAGCTATCTCCTCAGAACTTGCATCAATATCCCTACTAACATGGCTACCAGTATCAAACCAAATCTTATTCTGATCTCTAACAGCTGGCTCATTATCAGATACAACTATGTCCTCTGATGATATTTCTTCCCAACTACCAAGATCTGATTCAACAACGTCTGCTTCATTTTCAAACAAGGTACCATCAAGGTGTTTAAACTTGACACACCTATAAGTAGTACCAGTTTCTCTTACATAACAAACAGATCCGATTGTTAGTCTAAATGCCGGAATACTATTTAAGTCAGTTATCGTGTCTACCTCTTTATGACCACCCTTTCCATATATTGCTTGATGTGTTGGGTACTTATCAAGGTCTGTAAAAGGTACAATAGGTGCTGATATGTTTGTTCCTCTTAATTCTGACATATCTTAAAAAATTTCTCTAATATCATTTATCTTGACAACTCTTAATTTACCCAAGTCAATCAAGTCTGTTCCGTTCCAGAATAGTGTTGAATATTCAGGCAGCTTAACATACATAGATTTCTCCGTCATATCCTTAACAACGCCGCTAGTATCTGAATCTGCCACATATAATTTCTTGATAGACTTAATATAATAGATTCCTCCCTGTTTCATACCAGATGTCGGGATTTCATTAAACATACCATCAAGATAAACAATACCACTAGTTTTAAAGTCAAGCAGCCGGTCTTTTAGTTGCTCCTTGATACTATGGTCTAAGAGATCGCTTAAGTGGTCATCTCCTACACCATTAATAACAATACCGTCAAAATCACCAAATATATAGTTCTGTCTGAAATCAAAAATCTTAATTGGTTCTTTCTTTAGGTATACAAAATATTCTTCGCCATCAATTACGTAATGATTGTCGTAGATGATATAATCCTTCAAGTAATCGATGCCGTGATAATCGTAGATATGATCCAAGAAACCATACTTCTTAGGATAACAATAGACAGTCTTAGATAGCTCTGTTATATCGATATCTACCCACTCAAGACTTCTACGATTATTGAGTTTCTTTTTCTCTAACCCCTTAATATTCTCTACGCTAGGTGTCCAATCTGGTGTAACTCTTCCATAGTAAAATATATAGCCAAAACGAATACTTATCTTCTCTCGGATATGCTGAAAAATACCATCCGCTAGCTTTACCTTACTAACTACCTCAATGTCTTTATCAGTCGTTAAGTTTTGTAGCCTATATTTTCCACCGCTCAATGTAACCTCTTGTCCATCTATTGAATAGCTACATTGACCACTGATATCGTTTCCAGCATGATCTAAGGTTCTAATGTTTAAGTTTACGTCTTTTACATCACCAACCTTAAACAAGAAACCACTATCACTAGTAATCTCAAGTCTATCATTCCTAGATAAGAGATCGCCTAGTAATGTCTGTACACTATCTGTTGAGAAGAATTCATCCTCCCTCTTACACTTTCCATCCCTGTAGAACCAACGATAGCCAGTCTCTAGGTCAATAAAAATAAAAGGACCACCAGTAATAAGTTCAATCTGTCTATTATCCATGTTCTCTGGCTTGTAGACATAGTACCACTTATTATCAGGGTCTTTGTAAATGTATAACTCATTATGAACTAGTGATGATACATCTGCTAGCGAATCTACTACTTTTCTAACCACCACAGATCCACCTGCACTAATTACTCTATAGCAATCTTCGCCAGTACCATCTTTAATACCAATAGCTACTAAAGTCCCGATATCTGTTTTCTTATCTGGGTCCTTCTTGTAGTTTAGCATTACTACCTCACCTTTCAAAAATCCCCTCTCGTTAAGTCTAATTACTGCCACAGCTCTAGACTCTTCGATATACTTACTACTGGAGACTTTAATTCTATAGTCTTTGTTCATTTTTAGTTCTGATTGTATTTTAAAGAAGAACAGGGGAAGCTTAGTTGTAAATCACTTATACCTCTAAACTTCCCAATGTTCTAGTCATATATAAGACTTCTACGTGCTCTCAACTACTATTTAGTCACTTTCAAGTCCACATCGAAAATAATAGTAACCTGATTTCCCTTACCATCACTAATTCTAAAAGAATCAACTGTCTTTATATCTTCCTTAGCACCTGCAATTAGAGTACAGAAGTAGTAGTTGAATATGTTATCACCAAGTAATTCCCTTGCTCTACCATCTACTGCAAACAATGGAAGCTTACTACTTGACTGTATTTTCTCTATTACTAGAGTATTACTACTCTGTGCTCCAAACTGTGTACCAGTGCTTGTTGGAAGTTCGGCAGAGGTAATATAGATAGGATATACAGCAGTTAGTATGGAGTATAAAAGTCTTCCATAACTACCTGCATTATCAGACAGTATACTCTTAGATATAGTATCTATGTCACTCTTTATCTTAACTGTCAGGATATTACTTTCCTCCGCACCAACAAATAGCTTAGACTTTACACTATCCATTGTATAAGTTCCATCTTCTTTAGTTGGGATATAAGAAACAATAATACCATGAGTGTAAGGTTCTTGTAGGAATGATGGTTTTTGTTTAGCTGTATCATAAATAAACCTACCAGTCTCTTTTCCCTCAGTTTCAAATGTAATAGAGAAGTTATCAGCCACTCTATCTTTTGACAGGTCTAAGATTTTTGGGAGATTGGTTGGATTACAGAAATTATCAATACTGCTACTTGACGGTACTAATTCAATTCCACCATTATAACCAACTCTATTAGCCCTACTTGCAAAATCTACCTTCAAGTATTTCTTACCAAACAAGCTCTCTACTGTAATCGGTCCTAATATGTTTGCCTCACTATAAGGTTTTTTATCATGTACCTGTGTGATGATAGTATTCTTAAACAATGGATTTAATTCTATTGTTTTCTTACCACCACTCGCCGGAATAATGCCACTAAACTCTTGGCTAAACGTATGATAATCTCTACTGCTCTCTGATCCAACATTGCGACCAAAACCTACATATAAATCAAATACTTCTTTCGTCGTTCCTGCTATAAGATTGACGACCTCCTGTGGATAAGAATTTTCACCTATCCTTATGTTTCTGTTACCATCTAAGATAAAGTTATCCTTGTCAATATAAGACTCTATCTCAAGTGTACCTAAGTAGTGTTCATCGTCTGGAGAAGTTAGTTGGTAAGTATCGTCTGCCTTATACTGAATTTCTATAGGTCCCTTATCATATCTGTTTAAGTAGACCTTATTACTCTCAGACAATCTAATATCCTCACCTCTTAATACCCTGACTTTAAAACTTTGACCTGGTACTGAAATATCGACAAGTAATTTCTGATCTGGTATTATGTGACGGTGATTTTGAGTTGGCGGTGTAACGTAGATCTTATTATTATACCTAGGCTGTGAAAATACGTTAGATATAGACACTCTTGGTACAATTAGTCTATTATACACATTATACTCAATCTTCTTACCTGTACCTGCCTGTTCAAGCTTAACAGTATCTATGACTGGTATTGGATAAGACTGATTGATCTTGCTTGGGTACTCTTCATACACAACACTCTCCTTTGTATAACGATAGCCTTTATTACTACCATCATACTTACCTCCAACCTTTACCTTATTACCAACAAAACCTGATAAGTCAACCACAGTATTTCTAACAGACTTACTACTAACTGATGTACTTAGTTTTGTTTCAATACTAGACTTATATGCAAAGTTGAAACTATACTCCTTTTCTTCGATGTTATAGGTACAGAATATATCCTTCCCCGATCCACTCTTTATCAGTGCACTACTAATAGGATCATCACCAAATAATTCAATACTAGACTTAAGTGTTTCACCTGTACTTGTAAGGCTACCTAAGTCCTTTCCATCTTCGCTAGGTATACTATCTATGTAATACCTCCTAAGCTGAACAGTCTTATTAATAGTTGGATCACTCTTGTAGGAAATATTAATCTCAGTCTTTAAGTTCTGGTACGGTGCTCTAAATGAATTCTTCTCACCTCCCTCAAATACTAAGTAGACTGGAACAAATTGACCAGGTGCAGTTCTATCAAATTCAACACTCAATGTATTCTTCAGGACCTTATTAGTCTCATCAATAAAGTGTAAGCTATCATTCCCACTCAGTGTAACAATAAACTCCTCTGTACAACTAATAAATATTCGATAGATGCCGATGTAGTCAAGAGGAAGTACGTTAATACCATCCCACAACTTATTATCGTCTGTCCTAACTATAATACTATCTTCAGAACTTTCAGACCTAACTCTTGTCTTTACATTAGCAGTCGATACACCATTATTTTTCATCATCAAGTATTTCCAGTCTGATAGTAAGTCTTCTACTTTTATAGTATTATCGCTTACTCTATCTACCTTAAAAGTACTTTCAATGCTATGTGTCTTTACAGGGTTAGCTAAGTTCTTTAATTCAATCTTATACTGAGCAGTTGACAAGTCTTTATTAGAATTAGATACTACAAACTTTCCATCACCTAGGTCAAGAAATTCAGGATTCAATAGGTTATCTGGATTACTTGATACTACTTGTAGATTATTACTACTTCTTACACCTACTTCTTTCCAGTGTGTATAGTTGTCGATTGGCTTAGAAAGTGCAATATTTACTATGTCATTTATACCCTTGAAATCAATATAATCATTTTTATTGTACTGCTTGTAGGTATTAACTAACATCTTGAATTTTTCAACCCTTCTGATACCTGACTTAATCTTACCAAGTGTTATTATATCACCTACTGAATGATTTGCTAATTTACTATCATTACTTGTATACTTGTCAAAATCTTCCTGCGATTCAAATTCAAAATCTCGGCCGCTATTACTTGCAGAAGTTGCACCATGGGTTCCGGTTAGTTCTATCCACTCTGGCTTCTTATTTTCTATGTACACGTTAATTGGGTCTATCCTAAATCCCTGTATACAATAGAATTCTTCAACTATCTTATGATCTTTAATGGCAGATTTTAATTCTATCTTCGCCTTTATTATATCAGGCTTGTTAGAACTATTAGTAGGAAGCCAATAACGATCTGAGTTATTTTCCCCCTTAGCAGTAATTATCACCCTATACCTGAACCATCCAGCCTTCTTAGTACTCCCAACTGCTGATTCTACTCTAATATTGAAAAACTCTTCAAGTCTTCCAATCTCTAAGACTATATTTGGATTTGGTATTAATTCATCTACTAAGAACTCAAACCAATGCTCAGCTACATCTTGGTTATCTGTATTTTCAAAAGTTTTTCCTAAGTAGTCAAACATATAGAGCCTCTTAAGACTATTATCGCTCTCCTTTAAGAAATATTGAGTTGAGCTAGTAAGAGTAGAATAAGAACTAGATGAAGTATCCTTTGCCATAACCAGATCGAGCTTACAAGATCCAGCACTAGCATACATAACATCCCTCCAGTTAGTATTATCAATTTCACCACTAGTCGGAGCCCTCTTGAATGTAATACTACCTATTTCAATTTCTGTCTCAGTACTAGGCATGTCATAAGAAGTAATTGATATCTTCCCCGACTCACCAGCTGTCTCTACTATCTTTCCACTTCGTCTATCTACAAAGTTAACAGATTCATTAGAGAAATCACAACTACAAACCCAAGTATTATAACCCTCTACTAGTTTCTCAGATGTTATATAGTAGTCTGACTTTTTCTTTCCGATTATACCATCTAAGTGACCTACAAAATTACCTTTACTATTTTTCTCAAGGCTATCTGTTCTAGTTATATCTCTAATGGCAAGAGGTAGTGATGGTCCCTGTACACAATAGAACTGAATCTTATTATTAGGCCCAAGGCTAATAGTACATGACATTAAAGTACTAGTACCACCTGACATCGGATACCAGGATGAGCTTGTATTTTTATTACTAGTTCCTATCTGTATCAAATAAGGATGTGCACCACTCTTAGCTTCTTCATCTAGCTTAGTAATAATCGTACCAAAATAATCAAACCACTGTGGAGAACTTGGCGTAACTTTAATACTTTTCGGATCAACCCTCTTTTTAAGCTTGACAACAATTTCATGATGCCTAGTAAGACCACTCCTAACCGTACCTACTGCATTACCTTCACTATCAAATAGAAATACATGCTTTCCATCTTCAAATAGGTTAGTAGAGGTACTTGGTTTACCCCATGTTGAATACTGATATAGGTTAATCTTGTTTGACACTAGTGGAACAGGTAGGCCCTCTTTCATCTCATCTTTAAAATAGAGCTTCCCTTGAAAACTAGTAGTAGATGAATCCTCAACTCCTACGTACTCAATAGTTCTGTTGTCGACTATCTTGAATTTTTCTTGATCAATATTACCTAATCCTTCCAGTACTACATTACTCAGGTCACCTTTTACGTTCTCCTTCTGTAGTATAAACTTTCCCTCTTTTACTTCATAGAGGTCATATACGCACTCACCACTTAATGTAACAGTTCCAGAGGTGGTAGGTAAGTAATAGTTCTGAGTACCATCACTATCCCTATAACCTACTAAGTTACTTGAATAGATGTTGACCCTCTTGTATCTCTTATAATAACTACTACTAAATATCTTCTTACCATCTTTATTCAGGTAGGTAGGAATATTATTAGTACTTATTTTATTTCTGACGTATTTTAGATATGAATTCTTAGAAACTAGCTCATCTTCTCTACCGTCAGCTACAAATATATTAGTACCTACAACATTAGACTTACTCTCTAGGTATTTCTGATTCTTACCTTCTACCCTACTTACAATATTAGCAAGCATGGTGAGAGGAAACTTGACTGTAATATGATTCAATCCACTACCTGTTAAGTTAAGCATTGAACTATCCTCACCATACAATACTAACGCAGGGCCATCTACTACTTCATATAAGCTATCTTCAAATAAGTAGATAACAAATGGATTACTACCTGTCTCCTTTCTCAGCTCTTCAGTACCTGGGAAAGTAAGGTCCATAGTTTTTCTCTCATCGTCCCAGATATAATCAAACTTACCTGATACTACCTGTCTCTGAGAATTTACGTCAAGTAGGAGGTCTTTTTTCAACAGTGCACAAACTTTATACTTACTAAAGCTCATTGTTATACCCACTGTTCCAAGCCTACTCAAGAAAGACTCGCTAAATTTTATTTTCATATACTACAAATAATTTACAAGACTACCAAGCCTATAGAACACCAGACCACAGAGACCACCAATTATCTCAAAGTCCGTCAAGGAAGTAGGAAGAGTATTTCGCCTAAAGTAAGATAAGAAACTCCTCTGCAAGTCTAAGATACTACTGGTTGAATTAATGCTATTATCTATCATCAACCTCTTTCTATTACTTGGTACCTTATATTCCTTAAGTGCATCTAAGTTGTTATAGTATGTACTTAGATAATCACTAGCCCCAGATGTCATAAACTTTCCATCACTGTCGAATAATGTATAAGTGATTTCGCTCAGTCTATCAGGATTTGGGTTCTTTATAATTAAGACTTGATTATTTATAAACATTACGCCACCTAACTCACTAGACCTAATTAGTACTGTCTTGGTCATATTAGTTAGGACCTTTATATCTATTGTTGGGTGGCCTATTATAAACCACTCACCTCTTTTTCCCTCTACATTAATACTACACTCACTACTATACCTACCTAAGTCAAAGTGGATATCTGTTAGCTCTGGAATTGACTTCTCCGCCTCTTCCTTGGTTGCAAATATTAGTTTCTTAGTAGTCCTGACTTGATTTCTAATGTCTAATGGGTCAAGCAAGGCAAGATCATCTCCAAAGTTCATCCACCCTGCATTATTGTCATTATCCCGGTTATCCTGCAAGTCAAGATTAAACACTTTCCTTACTACCTCACCAGTTTCATTATTTGTGTGAGCTGTCTGTATTAAGTTTCCAGAAAAGAACTCAATCTTACTTTTATAGTTGATATCATAGCTCGGTAGTCTATAAACACTACTATTAAGAATAAGACTCCCCGTGTTGACTGGATTAGTGTACATAACTGTATTCCCCACTAAGTTCTTTCTGGCGAGTGAATAGATTGAGTAGTTATTTCCTATATTCCATACATATAATGCTGGATCACCCTTATAGAAACCGAGCTGATAATTACCAAATGCGTTATTGAATCTATCTACATGCAGGTTCTTATTAATGTAAAGTTTGGTCTTCTCGATTACCTTATTGTTTCTGTCAAGTATAAATGAGTTAGTGTCGGAGAAAATATACTGACCTCTTCCACTTGCAGTACTATAGATTCTGTTAGTATATAGTGGCCTTTCTACGTGACCTACTTTCTCCTTCGCACTACTTACACTCGCATAGTTCCAGTTTTCAGTCCCTCTTAAGTCTCTCTTGCTTAGATTTGCAGTACTACTTAAGTTATCTAGGAGGTTTAATTTTTCTGTATCAAATAAGAGTTGGTTATCAAAGCCAATGTAGATATGAAGATTCCTAACATAGTAGTTCTTCCTGATCATATACTTGCCAGACTCTGTAAACACACTACTACCTTGTGGCTCTAAGAATGTTGAAAATCCAATGGGGACTAATTCGAATCCTCCATTACTACATAGATATACAATTACATTAAAACCATCAGGGCCAACAATACTATCCTTCCTGTTACTCACTATGAAGTCAGAGTAATACTTACTACTGGAATCTGTTGACCTATTTACTTCTGATACATTATATACAAGTTCATCCGAGTTATTCTTTATCTTCAGGATCTTCTCAACTGCTTCATGAATACCTCGCTTGTCTGGTGTCTTGCTAAGTAGGGGTAAGAAATTTGACTTGCTAATACTGATACCGTCTACGTACAGATCATTAGCTCTCTTACTGAAAGATTCTGTGTTATATACAAGTACATACTCACAGTCAACCAACTTACCTGCACCTAACATATAAGTATTATAAATTTCCATACGTTACTGTACAATTACTAATTACACATTCATTAATCTCAGAATCATCAGGAATAACTCTAAGTATGTTATCAATATACTCAACGCTAACCTCATTATTAATTAGTTTAATGAAGTTATTTCCTGTATATCTTACTATTTCTTCTGGTGTATCTGGGAACTTAAATGCCTCAAATACCATGTTGTGACTATGTATCTGATCGCCCTTTGAATACTTAATACTCAAGTCAACCTTAGCAGAAATACCACCAACAGAGGCCTTCTTAAATAGATTCTCAAGACTTAATGTACTTGTATACTGATCTGGTCCTACTAAGTCCATTGTTACTGAATCATTTAAGATATCAAATACCAGCTCAGATGAATTGTACAAGTACACAGTTTTACTTTCTTTCATATTTTTGAACATTTGTATTATGTCCGAGTGTTCGACTTTATAACTCTCTAGATCTGATTTTATACTGTCGGTGATTTCTTTTCCTGGGCTGACTATGTAATAACCAGTCTCTAGCATTTTATTATCACTACTAGCTACTGACCTCCTAAGCTTCCTATCACCGTCTATATATTTCCTATCCGCAATATTCCAACCACGACTACCTAGCTTATTGAATAACTCTGACGTAGTAATTGGGCGGTAAGGACTATTGTAATTATCGTACCTGAGTAATCCATCTGAGGTACTTTCTACAATAATATCTCCCGCCACATATACGTCAGAAATACCCTCACTACTTATGTCGAGCTTTTTCTTAATCTTAGCCATGTACTGTAATCTTTGTAATGTTTGATTCTGCACCGTTACTCTTTGGCGTCACTCTTATTATAAGCCTCTCATAACCATCAGAAAACGATAGATCACAACCCATGTCAGAATTAGGTGATAGACTAACTGTGTAAGTGTTACCAGATGACTCAACAGTTTCAGCAATATCACTAACATTGACAACGATAGTATCTTTCCTACTCTTACCCTCTGATTCTTTAACCGTTAGTGTATCTATCTGTATTGACTTATGTATGTATATCATCGGAGGAATTCCAGTAATGCCAGGAAAATCTCTAGGCCTTAATGTAACCTGATTTACCCCCTTGCTAAGAATTACATTACTGTCTATATCCTTAACAAACTGCTGATAATAACAAGACTGGAATATTGCCTTACTATTACCACTACTCAATGAAAATATAACACTATTATTTTTGTCATCGAAGGAAACACTTAGTACAATATCAGAATCAGAACAACCTACTTTATAACTAACTGCTGTCTTTACTCTCAACAAGGTACCAAGCTCTACTGTAACATCATGAACCCTAAGAAATCCCTGAAGATCAACAGTACTAATAGTGAAAGTAGTTGGCACTTCATCTAAGGTCTTATCTGATTTTACTAGGCTATTAAGTTTTCCGTATGGTATTTCAATCCTACTAGAATTACTTGGAATATCTAGACTCTTAAATCTGAAGTTATTAGACATTACTAGTTGAAGCTTTCTATACTTCTCTATTTCGCTAAGATAATAACCCCTTACCTGACTGAGCTCCTTCTGAAAATTAGGATCAACACCATTAGACATCCAAGTAGTACTGCCAGATATTGAGAAATTACCATCGCTGCTTATTACATATCTATACAAGGTTGTTACTGCTAGGTTAGATATCTTGGTAAGCTCTTGAATTCTAGTAATACTTGGATCACCGCTAGATGCACTATCAGAATCTATGTATGTATATTGTCTAAGTACATACCTAATACCAGTCTCACCATCGGTACGTGGCAAGATTTTCTCTACCTCACTATTAGGATCAACACTAAATATTGCATTATTCAAGTCACTCTTACATAATATTGCATCGAGTGGATTTGTATAAGCACTTACATCCTCTGTACTTGCGAAGCTGGATGAAATTATCTTAAGATCACTAGTTATCCTGTTACTGATGAGTCCCTGTTCATTATAACCGGACATATAGGAAGAAAGAATACTGTCCAGAGATACTGCAGACAAGACACAATCTTTTTTCATTGCACCTTTCTTATACTCCTCTAGACTTGTACAATTATTTCCTACATAGACTTCAAAATAATCGGGACTAGTACGTGGAGTGTTTCCTTTAGTTGTCTGTAGTACCTTGTAGAGTACCTCACTATCAAGTACAAAATCACCAGGTTCAAACTCGACGTTAGAGTTATACCTGTAGATTCCCTTAATACTTTTATTATTTATTATCATATCCTATAAAAATCTTATAGTTCCCTTCATAGATACTAGCTGAACCTGCTGGATGTTCAAAACTGATAATGATATCGTGCTTACCTGTCAAGTTCTTCTCCGCTAAGGAACCATACTTACTAATACCCGGTGTTCCCGTATAATCACTCCCCGGTATTGGTTTATTATTATCGTCTACCGCTCCCTTGATTAAATATGAATTAAGAGATACATACGGAACTGTAGTACCTGGGATATAAAATCTATTCTGTGTAGGACTTAATGTACCACCAGATAATAAGTCGGTATCATCATCCTTTAGTATCTTAATCTTAGGTACCTTATGCTGTTCTGATGCGATAGTAAACTTAACAGAACCTCCATAATTTGTAGACTCTGAATAACTACTTACCTCAAATCCATCAAACTTAGCAATATTTATCGTATAGACTCTAGAATTAAGCTCAACTGTGTAGATAGGAAATGCATTCTTCTCAACCAGGTCATCAACATAAAGACTAGTGAACTCAAGGTCACTAAATTTCTCAGTGCTTAACCTTCTCTTAATAAATTCACTGGTCTTAGGTAAGATAATAGATTCTGACTCATATGGATCATAGTAGTTAGAAACAATACTACCAAATTCATACTTATTCGGATCTACTAGTAGTTTGAATGAGAAATTATTACCTGTCTCAACTACAAATGCACTCTCACCAGTTGAATTTCCTGAGGAGTCCATAAAGTTTCCATCATACCCAACAGGCTTATCATCTACCATCATAAGACCAAATGAATATCCACTAGGGTCAAGACTTTTATAATTCTTTCTAATCGTATCAAACATAGTGGTATCTAGTGGGTGTCTGAATTTAGTATAGAAATCATTATCATACATACTTCTTGGCTTTGTACCATTTATTTTAAGATTCACAACTGGTACTACACTATTCTTCTTAAGTACTACATTGATAAGATAATTACTAGACTCTAATACCTCCATTACACTAGGGGTATATGTCTCTGCACTCAATAATTCAAAACCATCAGGGGCAGTAAATTGAATTGATTTCCATTCCTCTTCATTACCTATTCCATGATATCCCGCACTACTTTCTAAGTCCAAATTTATTACTAGGTTCCCATCAAAATAAGACCCACTCAACTTATAATTATCCAATAGACCAGACCTACCACTCATACTAGAAGAGCCGTTGACTATAAAATTATTGACCAGCTTATTATCACCTTCATACAGTCTTACTTCTTTCTGGTAGTTATGTCTATCTGCAAAAGTAATATAGTCGATGCAGTAATTTCCCAACTTAACAGGTATACTTAATGTTCTCTGTCCATCCTGTATTTCAAAGTCCTGTTCGAGTATCTTACCGCCATCACCAGGAGTCACTACCACTGATATTTTCTTCTTGTGGTAATCCTTAAGTCTACCCTCTAAGATCCACTTATCGCAACTAATGCCTGGTATGTTTCCTATATTATTATCAACTAGTGAGACCCAATAGTAACCATCATACTTACACCTACTGAGCATGCTGTATGAAAAAGCTGGATTATAGACTGTACTTACTATCTCCATCCAACCTCCATCTATACTAGGAGGACTTGGTGTTTTCTGCCTTAGTAAGTTTGTATATGTCTGACCACCCACTACTACTTGAGCACTCTTAGTAAGTACCCAAGACTTTCCCTCATACCTAACCTCACTGCCAGTTTCATAGCACTTAGTTGGGTCGTAGTTAATATCTTTATCTCTCTTAAGTGGTGCCCAGATAAGTTTCAATGCTAATCTCGGCTTATTAGATACTGGTGGATCACTCGTATCTTTTAGTGCAACATAGAGTGAGTCTGTGTTATACTCTATAATACTACCTTCCTTGTATAATCTCCTTGGTTCATACCTATTGAGATGATTAAACCTTCCTAAGAGTGATGATAAGATAGGATGTTTTTCAATCTTCTTATTACCTAAGATTGTATCACTATTCTTGTCTACTACTATATCAGTTCCGCCAAGAGATCCTACTATGTCTACCTTGTGATCTATCTCTTTCTTCTTGTCATTTCTCAACAAGTACTGACATAAGTTTCTCTCTGGATTATCACTCCCAGACCACATGAGATGAGATAAGTTAATATTACTAACCTTACCATCCTCACTTAAGACAAGCCATAATAATTTCTTACTCTGTGCCTCATTCTTATCTAGCCCAATACAAACCTTCCATGTAGAGTGTTGTAAAAAACTTCTTAAGCCACCTACAATTTCTAGTTCCAGTTCTGTTAGGTCGAGGTAGGAATCATATAAGTAAACAGTATCATAGCCACTAGGAATATTGATCATTGTTAAGGTTTGATTGTTAATGTCAATACTTCCAAAATAACCATACAGTTCTTCCTTACTTACTTTTGAGCCCGTTGGAAAAAATGTACCCTCTACCTTCTCTAAGTCATCTATACTAGGACCTACTACCTCTCTAGATTTCTCCGATAGATAATTAATAGCTGGATCACTGTTAAACTTGTACTTACTTGGAATAAACTTTAAACCATACTCAGCAAAATCACTAATCCCTAATAAGCTTGACCTACTTGCATGAACTTGTACTAAACTCTTATCTAGGTCTTTAGAATTTTCAAGCACTACAAAAGTTAGTTCACGCAAGTTATCTTTATGTTCTACTATCATAATTATTCTGCTATATGATGTTGATAGTATATTTCACCATGACCTAAGTGATTAACAATACTACCCTCTAAGTTAATACCAGCACTATTGATTATAATTTCAAGAGACTCAAAATACAGTAACGTCTTTAAGAAATCCTCCATTGCACTACAGAATAAATCTTTCCCTACCAAGATCTCACCAATCTCGATACTAATACTCCTAGCCGTATAGTTGATCTTTGACTTATCTGAATCAATCACGCCATAGTACAAGAGATAATCAAAAACCTTATAAGTACCTTTGACACTATAAAATAATGTTGCTAGGTAGTTGATACTGCTACTATAATCTTCACTGGTCTGATCATCTTTCTTCGGCATACATAAACCTAGGAATCTCTTAACTGGATCATTACTTAAGCTCCATTGAAAATCACTAAAAGAATCTATCTCATCTACTGCCTGCTCACCATAAGACGTCATCATCTGGTAAAGCTGCTCGATGATCTTAATTTCCCTTAAGTGTTTTGGTATATATATTTTCATCCTACTTATTAATTACTTGGTGTATGTGAGACAAGAGTACTAACATTATAGGTAATATCAAAGTAAGAAATAATTGGATCTATATCTGACATACTTACTACCTGACCCCTAGAATCTAAGAATGTAATACCAAGACTATTTATCCTCTTAATATTACTAAACTTACTGATCAATGACTTAACCTCTTCTATTGTTGTATCATTGAAGACAGTATTAAATTTTCTCTCGTATGTACTCTTTAAGATACTACCAATACTACCATTCAAGTCCTCAGTGCTGTTTCTGTAAAGTTCTAGTGATATATTGAATTCTGCTGTATATCTATCTCCCTTGTCAACACTAATATTCTTGGTAATTATATAATATGCCTGCTCCTTCTTAATAAAATCCTCAATACTACTAACGCCCTTACCCGGATCATCACTAGTCTCAGGAATTAATCTACTCTCGTCTTTTGGTATGTAGTAGATTTTGAGTCTGCTGCCTGAATTATTACCCAGCGTTTCAAAAACATAAGAAGTACCTCCATTCTTTACGTACTGTGGGAAGTTCTCCTCTAAGATAGTACCAATGTCATTATTACTACGTACCATACTATTCACATACCTATTTCTGTTTGCCTTGTAGTGAATTGTATTTAGATCATCCCTACCTACTTCCTTAACAAAACAGAGACCACTACCCTTACTTAACTCACTATACATATTAGCTTTGAGCCAGGTATTGTTAAACCCTACTAGTTCTGCACCTTTATAAGACAGTCTGCGAAGTTCTGATTGGTTATAGTCCTCCAACCTAGACCACTCAAAATAGGTTGCGCTGATCTTTGTGTTAACCTCAATACCCACTGAATCACTCCTATCTGTTCTATCAAGGGTACTAAAATAATTGGCTGTATATATTCTACTACCAAAACTAGGAAGAGTGAGGTCAAATACATACTTAGTTGGTTTTAAGATATGATCAGCAAAATTTCTCGTTACCTCTGCCTGTACACCATTCACCTTAACTAGTACATCATTGCTCAAGTTATCGATGGGACAATCAACGTAGTATGTATTCCTTGTGTTAACCGTCTTATCTACTTGATGTATGGTAGGGGATATTAAGCAGATAATAATATAAGACTCAGTACTTACACTAGGCTTTAATGTAACACCACTATATATAAACTCCCCCGGATATTTTAATGGATCAAGACTATCAAGACCAGATAAGCTAGAATAATCAACTTCGTCCGTTCCTCTATTCATACTACTAGTCTCCTGTCCACTACTATTACTACTAGCACTAACGACACTACTACTAATGACATTACTATCCCTCACTGACCTACTAGAATTGCTACTACCACTATTACTGCTAGGTTGAATCAGCTTATAGTAACCAAGATAGTATACACTGAAACTTGAACTTTGCTGGATAAGATCAAAGGGCTTCAATGTCAGATAAGAGGTAGGACGGATTTTCATAACTACCCTAGGACACAAACCCCTAAATACACTGTACATATTATCCATACAGTGCTGAATCTTTGAATTAATGAGGCTAGATTTCTCAAGACTTGATTCCTGTAAGTATGCAACATTTTCTACCTCACTGATATATGATGCATTCGCCAATAATTGTACAAGCACCTCAACACTATCACCTGTATATCCTAAGTTCTGGGCAATTGTGTAGTACTTGTTAATGTAATCCTGTAAATTTCTCATACTATAAATTAATATCTACTGTGTCCTTGGTGCTGTTAATACTCACCACAACACGAGCACTAGATGGACCTACTAATTCAACACTGTCAATCTTCATAGTGTAACCAGGTAAGCCCATCCTCTTGTTAATATTCTCTACTAGTAATTGTAATCTTGACTCAATTGCCCCTAGTAGTTCGTCCTTGTGTATATTTGATGTGATGATGTTAAAACCTACTGCGCTGTTAGGAATATCACCACTAAAAATTGATACGTTCAGCCTGAGTAAGTCTAACATGTATAATTCAACCTTACTAGTACTTGAACCACTGCTTAATAAATATCTCTTCATCCTACTCTACTACTACTTTTCCACATACCGCAACACCAGTACTACTAAGATGAGTTGCTGGATAAGTTGGCGGTATTATACTATTAAGCCAGACTAAGATACTACTACAAATACCCTCCCATGCAATAACTTGGGCTGACTTATTTCCGTCCCCTATCATACTATACAAGTCAGGGACAATCACGCCAGGTCTAAATGCTGGAGTAGGAGAAACCGGAACTACTAGACCAGGACTACTCGAAATCATAAGACCACTCACTATGTTAGACTCCAATGACCCTAACCAATCTCTTAATGTAGTTCCAATCGGGGGAGCTACGTTTCCTATTACACCTACACTGTCACTTACTATATCCGGCTTACCACTAGGATCAGTACCAGTATAAGAAATAGAAATCTTTGTGTTCCCTACTAAGTACTCCGTCACTGCACTACTTATTGCAATGTTGGAAATATTAGGGGTGGAACTATTATAACTGCTGCCACTACTACCCACCTGACTGTTGAGATGAGATACTATGAGGCTAGCAAAACTACTCTTCGACATAAAAACATGAATAAAAAAAGAATACAGTACACGAATCAATATCATGTTCTGTATTCTCTATATGAAAAAAAGACAGTTAATCTACAATTATAAAGAAACTAGGGCATCTCATCTGCAGAATTGTTAAGTTTGAAATTATTCTTTGTCCCCTTCCTTTTCTAGTTTTGATAATATTCTTAATCCATGTACTCTCCTATCTCCATCTTGAACAGATGCTCCCCTAGTCTTAAAATACTTACTAAGATCTGTAGCCTTAGCTTTAGTTCTATAATCTACTTCCTTATATAGGCTGTTTAACTTTTCTTTTATAAAACTATTAGAGTACGCCTTTCCCTCTTCGAACTCTTCAAATACCCTAGTTTCTAATACTGACATGTCAAAACTTCGTACGTTTAGAATATTATTTAAACTAGTTAACCTATAAGAACAAGCCTTACACTTTTCTGGCCCAATGACTGTCAGGTACTCTTTAAATCTCTTTTCAGGCAGTAAGTCTAAAATTGGTAATATATCGCCCCCATTAAAATAATACTCACATACATACTTTAACTTGAGCTCTCTTCCCTTTAGTTTATCATACTCTTTAAAGAATTCCTCCTGTACTCTTTTCTCATCGTCTGTAAAATCTACTAAGTCAATCCCAAAACGTTTCTTTGTATAACTAAAGATGTCTGTTTCTAGGTCACATAACATCTCATTAACTAACATCTCATTATCTAACATCTCATTATCTTTATCGTAGGCTGTCATGAGTAGGTCCTTATTCTTTGCCAACACACCTCTATACTTATTATAGTACTTCTTAAAATTTCTCAACTCTTTTCCACTATATAAGTTTAAGATGTCGTCTTTAGTATTTATTCTATTTATCAAGGACATCACATAATCATCCTTAATAAACATTTCAGTCCTCCCATTATACCTCTTATTGATTAAGTGCTGGTGTATTCTACTTTCACAGCATTGATCAAATTCTGGACCTTTCAATACTTTTAGGACCTTGAAGAATGGGTTGTGCGTAAAGTAACTATCTAGCCTGCGGTTAAAATTCTTAGTATAACCAATTTTAATAATTTTTCTTAAGCCAATTAATGCATCAAAGTCATCACCTGTCAACATCTCGATAAAATAAATCATTCTTTGTCTCCCTCTAATTTTTCTAATAATTTAAAACCTGCTACTCTCTTACTACCATCATTCACTGTAGTCTCCTTTAATTTAAAATACTTACTTAAGTCACTAGCTTTTGCAGTAACCTTATAATCAAGTTCTTTATATAAACTAGAAAGTGTTTCTTTAATTTCTGCCTTAGTATAAGATTTACCTTCTTCAAAAGTTGATAATATCTTACTAGCTAATACAGAACCATCAAAGCTTCTAACTTTTAGTATATTGTTCAGACTAGTAACTCTATAACCTTTTGCCCTACACTTTTCTGGCCCAATGATTGTCAAATATTCCTTAAACCTCTTGTCAGGTAATAAGTCAAGGAGGGGTTCTAATTCTCCGCCATTAAAGTAATATTCACATACATACCTCAATCTATGCTCCCTGTTTTTCATTTCCTCATACTCCTTAAAGAATTCGGTATAGTTCTCGGCAGTTCCAATATTACTTACCTTACCAAGTTCATTGAAGACTGTAAAACGATTCGCATAGTCAACCTGCTGCATTTCATAAGACCTAAGTTCTGCAACTCTTACTAGTTTATTAAGTACTGGTACTAGCCTAATACTACCATCAGGACTCTTTACTTGATTAACAGATACATAGTTCTTCTTATAATTCCAAGTCCTAGCATTATCTTGAAAAACCTCAGATAATTCCTCCTGCTCGCTTGGATCACTTTTATCAAATACACCTAATAACTTCTCTGTCTTCTCTGTTTTCTTTGCTATCTTTTTATAGAAATACTCCTCAGAAACTGCATTTCCATCTAAAACTGGCCTAAAGAATAGTGTTGCTTCATTCTTCCAAGGATTCTCCCGTAACCTCTGTCTACCAAGTATCTGGGGAAGGTCTAAGGTAATGTCGACTGCAAGGGTATCTATGTTGGCATCACTAATTATAAAACTCCTAGCATTGTCACTATAAAAGTCAGCTCCCAAGTAAACGGTTCTAGTGCAGAAAGTAAACATCTTCCTTGGTTCATCTCTAAGTGGAACCCTGCCAATGTTAAACTTTCTACCAAGCCTTTTCTTTACTTTATTCTCGTTGTCCTGTGTATTGGCTACTAAGATATTTACTTGCCCTGGACTTAAACCTGCTCTTTTAATGATACTAGTAATATTATTAACTGAGTTGACATAGAATACTGCCTCCTTTGATTCTATTTTCTTAACATCCTTCTCATTATCGCTCTCTGGATCCCTAACATACCTATACTCAAACTTTCCCTCTAGATAAGACTTGATGATTGGACCAGCCTCTGCATAAACTGATACTAGGTTCTTAACTGTTAGCTTTGGTTGATCTACTCTGTTATGATCTAATGTACACCAGTCAAGTTCATAGTAGGGAAGGTCCTTAAACTCCTCCAACATGTCAAGGTACTTCTTTATCATAGGGGTTGCACTAACATAGCATACCTTTCGAACTCCCTGTAGGTGATTCATGAATTGCATCTCAGTATCGGACTTAAACTTACTATCAGTGAAGATACTTTGAAACTCATCCACTACTACTCTGAAGTCAACATTGCTATAATTGAACTTGAGTATATCCTTAACCAGTCTGTAAGAATCATAAGTAACAAGGATTTTTACCGGCTTCTCATCAAACAAGCACTTATTAACATAACCTGTCAACTTCTTCGTTAGTTCCTGAAAGAAATTTTCCTTTGCCTTTTCTAACTCCTCCCTCTTTTTTCTCGCCTTCTCAGAGTTAGTATAAGGATTATACTTGGGTCTGTCAATCTTAGTTAGGTCCTTATCAGTTTTTGGATCCCCTTCAAATTCATTCACTACTAAGAATACTTCATCCTTATGCTGCTCATACTTGTTTTGAAGGAGAATCTTTCTAGGACTACACAAGATGACATTTTCATCATTCCTAATACAATACTCAGTAAACCCACATCCTGGTATCTGTTTGTTCAGAATGTGGGGGAAATCATGAAGCTTGAAGTCAGGTATATCTGACACATACCTATAACCAGCTGGTACTTCCGTAATGATCACTCTTCCGCGATCTTCTGTTTCTACTACTTTCTCTAGCATAAAATCTTACTATTTTAGTTATTTGTTAATTATTCTTAATAACTTGGGCTATTCACCCCAAGCTAAGCCCGCACACAAGAGACTCCCTTCGGTCACTCTTGCATTCGGTCTGTATCTCACTAGTAAGTCTTCTATGTTGTATAACTTGCAAAAATGATATATTAATCAAACCGTAAAGTGTAATATTGCTAAGTAAATGTATATACCTCGAAAAAATATACTACTTAACATCGATTTATGGCCTCCGCGCTGCTCCGCCCCTAAATCTCAAACTGTGTATTCATCCCCTCTACTTCAAGTTCCAGGCGAAGCCCTCAATACCGAACCGACGACTTTAGGAGGAGTGTGAAGGTTTGAGCAAAGAGCGAGAGGCTAGGGTGACAATATTAGAGAGCGAAGCGATATAATATTGGTGGCATAGACTTTTGGGCAGGCGGCCTCTCGCGAATTGGGTGCGGAGCTTAGCTTTCCTAAAATAGCACGGAAAGAAGAAATAATATCAGAGGCCGAGGTATTTTTTGTTCCTCAGCCCCTAATTTTATAGCTTATTTTTTACGTGGTGATACCAATCCTTTCTTAGTTCAAATTCTGGAATACGTTTTTCTACTTCATCGCACTCCTCTTCTTCTGCGTACTCATCGTCTGCATCAATTCCATCCAATATTGTAGGTAGGAGAGTATCTTTTAACGTTTTTGCACTACCACTCTTCTTAGTACTACCCATGAGCCATCTCTTGTGGTCGAAATTATATGATATTGTTCCGTCGTAATCAAAGTTAAATAGATATGCGTTACCACCATCTTCCATATCTTTTCTATAATCTTCGACATCACCATTCTTGTACATTAACGTTGGTGCAAACTCTCCAATAACTGCAAATAAGTCACCTCTATGGTTTTCATTTGGATACTTAGCTGCCCAGTTCTTAAGTGGTCCTGCGAAGCTCTTTATTGCCTCTATGTACTTAAATATATCTTGAGGTAGCTTAGTGTTAAATACTTTCTCGAACTCCCTTAGCTTGTTGGTAACTGTGTCAAGGTTATATAGTTCGATGAGGTACTGTCTTGGATTATTTTTTAAGAGTCCGCTAAGTTTTTTCTCCTCTGCATTATGCTTGCTAACGTAGTTATTATACTTGTCGATACTTTCCTTCGACGTTCCAAACCATCCATGCTTAAGTCTATCCCAGTTATTTTTATAGTACTGTTTTTTCTCAAGCAGGGCATATTGTTTTGTTCTTAAGATTATCATTTTCTTATGTTCCACTTACGATACTTCCTGAATGTGGTGCGCCGGTGAATGGACAGGTAGGAATGCAATTAAAGGGCCCATTCATATCTGTTCCTGCTGTTCCCTTTGTTTCTAATTTTCCACCTGTTATTTTTACACTCGGCGCTTTGATTACTGCATTACCCTTACATTCTATCTCTGCACTGCCTTCAATTGTTAGTCCGAGTTTTCCATCAGTCTTAATGTTGATGTTCCCTGACTTGTCTATCTTAATCCAGCTTGTTGGTTCAGGTGTTGTATCTTTTTCTTGTTTATCATTATATTCACTGGCAGGGTCAAAGATTCCGATAGTTAATTCAGACTCTGTCATCTTAATCATCTTCCCCCTTGACCTTATACCAATGAAACTATTCTCCTTTAGTTTTTCGTAGAGGTAGTAGGATTTGTATGTAGGATCCAATTCAAGTAATACTACCACATCACCTACTCTTGGCTCATCTACTTCCCCTCTCTTTGGAAATGCACGTAGTTCTTGATTACGTCCAGGGATATCTACTTCTACTGTATAAAGGTCTGGGTCAAGTATTTTTGTAATTGTTCCTATACTATATTCCATTACTTCTTCTTATTATTTCTTTTCTTGATTCTATCTACTGTATTTATCTCAGCACCTAGGGCAGCACTCTTTACTTTCTTAGATACTCTTGGGTAGTGTATTCCTGCTCCTACCATTGCTGCCGCTAGTCCAATCTTACCAGCATGTTTATTAAGTGTTGGTGCATATTCCATTGCATTAGCCACTACTTTTCTACCGGCTTTTGTATCTCTTAGCAGCTTACCTACTTGGCCTAATCTATCGGCGCCAGTAGTTGCACTCAAGTCTATGATTGCTCTAGGTGCTAATTTTGCGCCGAGATAAGCAAGGCCGCCATACTTAGCTGCATCAATTAGCGGCTTTCCTGAATGGTCTTTTAGTGCACTCATACCAGCTGCTCTCTTTGAACGCTTAACTATTTCTTCTTCACTCAGTCCTCTCGCCTCTGCTTTATCAGCCGCATCTCTCGCAGCTTTAAAATACTTTTCAGAATCAAGTTTACCGTTTTTATCATTTACCCAACCGATACCTTTTCTAGAGTCTGGGAGGGCAAAGTTTTTATTTCTTAAGATTATCATAGCTTATTTTCTCTTCCACTTATCTAATGTTGTCTTCTTTAGGATACCTTCCTCTCCATCGTAGATATATAGTTCTCCATTCTTTATGTTTGGATTTACTACTAGTGCACCCTTTTCATTTTCGTCTAGGATATGAAACTCAACAGGATCCTTACTATCATAAATGTTGTATCCTTCTTTACCTAAGCTTCTATAGGTATAAATTGGGTACCCGTATTTTTGTATACCATTGACATAGTTATATGGTAGTTGACTTTTAATCTTATTATATAGTAGTGGATTATTGGATTGTAGTAGTTTACCGGTATCACCTACTCTACTTTTATAATAAGCCTCTTGCCTGTCTGGGTCAAATCTACTACTATAATAATCTCTTCTATTTTTAGCATTTCTATTCGCTAACCAAGTCGCCCCCCCCCATTGCTATAATAGGTACAGACATTAACATACCTGCCTTTAATAGGTCTTCTCCGCTGTAATTCTTATTTCTTAGTATTATCATAGTCTTGTTTTAACTTGAATAAGCCACTGTTTAAATATGTCTAGGATAGGTACTAATTTTTCATCTCCCTCCTTAATAGTTTCTTTTATTCTTGAGATTTCGTACTCTTTCTGATCTACTAATATTTGCTTCAGTGTTCGATAGTTGCTCTTAGTGGACGTCTCAAATCCCCAAGTCCTATCTCCAGGGAAGTAGTAAATATAGTTGTCAAATCCTAGGTCTAATACTTGAGTACAGTCCTCATCTAAGTCAACATCAAGCCCATTAATTAGCATTAGTCTACTACTTTCATTATCTTGTATTTCATTTAGTAAGTTTTCTGCTTCTGGATTATCAAGAGCCCATTTACAATAAGTTCTTGCAAATCCCCTTACTAGGTTTATATACTTTTTAATCTCCTGTATTACACCTGGATTTAATACATCTCCTGCACTTTTTAACACTTGCTCCCCCTCTATAAGTCCAAAGCTGTGATTAAAGTAGGATACTGGATTTTGTTTTAACTTACTTCTCCTCTCTTCGCCTAATCTGATATCAACACTATTATCGACTTGAATTGGTTTGTCTTTTGTGAATAGTGACTTAGCAACTTCCCAGACAGATGAATAATTCTTATTTCTTAGTATTATCATAGTTTTGTTGGATTTTGTTCACTACCTAATGCGATCTTACCATTTTCTTCAAGTCCTACTAGTTTTGTTGTCCACTTTGTATGGTATCCGTCATCCGCCACATAATCTGAATCATCTATGGCGATAAAGAATTCATTGGACTTGATTAGGTAATACTTGAAAGGCCACATCTTAGAGTCTACTGTTGTTTTCGAGTCTCTTGTATATTCCACTACATCACCTATTTTAAACTTAGGTACTTGTCGATGTGTTATGATTATCTCTTGGAACATGTCAGAGTAGATGTAAGCTGTATTATAGTTCAAGTTCTCACTCATCTGGTAGTAATCTTTGTGTACTATACTCAGTTTTCCACCTTTCTGTAAGACTCTGGGATTTACTGGCATTACATCCTTATATTTTTCTTCCCAGATATTTTCAACCTTACTATAGAGCGTCGGTTGATATTTCTTACTGAATGGTGTTTCTTGTGTGAAGTCTGAGTCTGCGTGTATAATGAGTTTAGGTTCTCGATTTCCATATGAGTCAGAAAGTCCCATAGTTTCTTTTATCATGAGTCCTTCTAGACCAAACACGAAGATACTATTTCTCTTATACCCTAGACATATTCGCCTCAGGAAATCTTGATCTGTCTCATGATTTTGATAGAGCTTTAAGTTTTTTGCTTGTAGGTCAGTATCACATCTCAGATCAACTTTTCCAGAATACACACCCCTTATAGAATCTTCAATACTATCCCAGACAGAGGTATGTTTTTCGTCGAAGAATTTTTGGTCTCCTACGCATACAAATTCGATATCTAGGTAGTTCTTCTCGTGCCATCTATTAGTAATGAACACGGGAATATTATATATCAGACCTCCTTCTTGTTCTAGTGTGATGGTTCCTGTATGTTGTTCTGTTATTAGTTTTAGTGATTCAGACTTTCCCGCAACCTCAAGTCTCATTTCACCTCTCGCTAGTTCTCCACCAAGTTCTTCATATAAGTGGAGTGATTGAAAACGGTAACCTGAATCAAACCAGGGCTGAAAATCAACACTAGTCTTATATGAGTTCTTGTATTTCATACCTTACATTCCATTAAGCAGGTTATCAATTACAGACTTAGGGTATACATTCAAGACGGTACCTTTTGTGTAAGATTCTAGACCCACTGCACAAGTTAAGATAAGAAGACCTGTATACTTTGTATCTCCATATATATCTTTAGCAATTAGGTCTGGTCTAAATTCGTATGTCTTAATAATGTATGACTCTTTTTCTGCTTCAAATTCTTTAAGTTTATCGAGGAGTACAGAGTTAAATACATCATACCCCTCGATATAATTTTTCAGATCCTGCTTAGTACTTTCAATTCTACTTGATTTCTTATACATTTGGTAGTCTATTTTGATTTGATGCCTTTACCTTTTCTAGTGATCGTTTCATTTCATTAAGTATACCACCATCTCTACCTTCTGCAGACTGACTAAGATATCCTGCGCTAGCTCTACCACTAATAAATCTTTCTAGTGATACCGCCGAATATTTAGAGGCCGGACGTAGCATGATGTTAACTTCAGCAAATAATGGAGAGATCTTACCACTACCGAAAGGATCTTTAACCATTTCCTTGCTTTCGTTGATACTGATATTACTAATTACTAAGTTTTCGATCGCATAGTAAGGTCCGATTCTAAGTTTCAATGTACCTTTCTGAATTAGGTCCACATCTTTAATATCGGCCTCAAAACCGGCGGGAGGAGTTTGCCAAGCCATAACAGTACTAACAAAATCCTCTGCTTCTTGTCCTAGTGCTTTAAACTTGACTGGTACATAATCACCCACTGCATAAGGTAAGAGTCCCACAAGTTGATCGGTAACGGTTAGGTATTGTTTATCTTTATTAACTCCATGCCTATCAATAAGTGTATTATACCTATTAATAGTTGGAAAGATAGTAAATTTCATACCAAAGTTACTACCAAAGTCTGTACCGGTTCCTGTGTAGTATGTGAATCTAGTACCCTTTACATCGAGTGCCCTAGATAGATATTTTGCTTGTGCTGCATATCCACCTGCCGCAGCTTCGGAGAATATCTTAGTTATTCTATCTACTGTCGCTGCTACATTATCACCTGCTGCCTGACCTGCATTTTCAAACTGCTCTGACTTACCTGCTATATCACGTAATGCCTCTGCGAAGATTTTAGCATAGGGCGCCTTAGGTCTCATCGAATTCCAGAACGATCCAATTTCATCTCCACCAAAACCAGTCCACTCATTTGTAACAGTTACTTGAAAATCCTGGTTAATGATAGATCTACATAGCGGAAGTTTACAGTACGGATATTTCACCGCACTGTTCTTCTCATCTAGTATAATAGTCTTAGAATCTTCCTCTTGTAGGTCTGCTGGAAATTCAACCCAATTCTTAACACCTTCATCATCCTTAGGTTTATTAGGATCTTCCCAGGTATTAGGGTATAGACCAACAGATAACATAGGGTTTCTAAGTTGGAGATCATAATAGAATCCACTAAGCTCTCCAGTCTTGTTATTATTATGTTTCATTACTTAGTCCATCCTTGAGTTTTTACTGTTTCTTTCTTAGGTGCTGTATTACCAACAATCTTAGAAAGTAGTTGATTAGTTAGGTCCTGCTTTCCTACTAGTTCTGACATATAAGCTGAGGATACCTGATTAGCCGCTGCAGATATCTTTTCATACTTACTAGCCGCTCTATTAGATACCGCATCTTTATTAATGTTTGCCCTACTAGTTCTGCCAGCAAGTGTTGATATTCTCTCCTGATCAAGTACACGGAATAGGTCTTTATTAGAATCCACCATTTTCTTTGGGGCAATCCATTCACCCTCATGTACATAACCAACTGCTTTTCCTGTATCACCAACCCTAGTAAATCCACCAGTTGCCATTTGTCCTGGCTGCTTTGTAGTATCAGGCTTAGTAGTACTACCCTTCTTAGGTGGATTCTTCTTAGTCGCCCTCCAAAAGTCTAAGAGTTCTGATCTAGTCTTGCCATCTTTTCCAGACTTTCCAAATTGTGGTTTAGGTTTAAGTACAGGTTGCATATTCGGGTCAAGTCCTACTATATAGTCTCCTGATGCTAGTTTTTTCTTGACTGATGGTATCTCACTAAACCTTTTCTTACGGGCTTCTATTTCAGCGTTACTAGTACCACCGATTGCATCCCTCACTTGTACCTTACCGCTGGTTACATCTGGATTTGTCTGTATTGCACCACCATGACCAAAGATACTGAAGAAATTACTTAATGCAGAGCTAGCCGTATTCCAGGCAGACTTAAGTGCACTACCAATACCTGATACAACTCTAGCAATTCTCTCAGGGAATGATTTTATGCCATCTACAAAACTATTAAATAGACTAGTTGCCTCTGATACCTGCTTGTCAAAAATACCTTTATTATTGGAGAACTGAGTCTTTGCATCTTCGAGAGTACTAGAATAACTCTTTACGAATTTGTTCTTTTCGCTCTCAAAGTTTTTCTGCATCTTATCAAGTTCCTGCATCTTCTTATAAGCTTCATCATGGAGTTTCGTAGCGAGTGGTATATTATTATCATCCAGTGCCTTTTCGATAAGATCTTTATACTGCTTTGTGACAAGTTCTTTCTCTTTCTCAATTGCTGCAATACTACCATCGAATTCTGCAACTTTCTTATTTCTATCTTGCAGCCTCTTCTTCAGTGTATTGTTGTTAGCATTCTTCTTATCTACATATATATCACTCTTACCTATGGCATCCCTTCTCGCCTTTTCTATCTCTATCTGTTGTCTAATCTTATCAGCTTTCTCCGGATTATCTTCAGACTCTAATTGTTTCTGTAATGCATCTATTCTATTTTGTATTGCACTTACTTGACCTTGGTGATAGATTCTTCGCCCTGATGAATTTAAGTGCGTTCTAAGCTGATCATATGAGGCTTTATAACCTTCTTTCTTATAGAGCCCATAAATGTACTCCATTGCTTCATCATACCTACCCTCTTGCATTAAGGCGAGGTACTTCTTCCTAACTTTATACCAATCGCTCGGAGACATATTTAGTTCTCCAAAAACACTAGTATTAAGTCCAGCAATTCCACCTTCAGACCCTTCACCTTCAAATCCTAGGAATGCATTCTTTATATCATCTGAGCTAATATTTGCTAGCTGTTTCTTTCTATGCCATAAGAACGTTCTACCATCATTCCAAGCAGCAACCCTCTTCTTACTAGCGAGTCTACCTTTATCATCAAGACCTACCCAGTACTTTTCGAATGCATTATAGTCTTTGACACCTCTTTCTTTAAGGTAGATCTGATTCTGTTTCCAAAGTTTACCTGCTTCACCCTTAAGACTTAGTAGCTGTTTTTCTTTTGCTAGTTCTGCGTCTGACTTAGCATCAAATGGTTGACCAGGAATTGTAGGTATTGGTCCGCTTGTTGATGCACTATCCCACGCAGCACCAATAGAACCTGCAATACCTCCTACATCAAATCCACCTCCTGCTGTACTACCTGCTGCATTTGGGTCGAAAGATACTGAGCTTGCATCACCAAGATAACTAGCAGCGCCTTTTAAGTATGTGTATGGGTCAGCCTCATAATAGATCTGTCCTCCATTATTATTGAGTTGTTGGTTAAGAGATGTTCTACCAAGACTCATAATAAATGTTCCAAAATCTCTAGCTGCTAATGAACCTCTAAATTTACTAAGGAACATATTAAGCTTGGCATTCATATAGTCTTGTACAGATCCGTAGGTAATATTCTTACCACCTCTCTGCATTCCACCAAAGTTATTCTGGTTTCTTGCAGCATTACTTGTACCACCTGCAGACTCATAGCCATCTTGTGCAGTAAAGAAGCTACTGAGTCTCCCCGCATCTTCTTCACTCATACCTCTCTGTTTCAAGACACTATACCACTTAGCCCTATGCTCTCTCCAGAAACTAGCTCTATCAGCCTTTAGATTTCCGGCGGATACAGTAACAGGGGAGCTAAATCCGTATGATGGAGTACTTGTCATTCCTCCTCCAGCGTATCCTCCACCTCCAGAGAAAGAACTACCTCCGCCAGCTCCACCAGCATAGCCACCGCCGCCTCCATAGACTCCGCCAATGTGATCGTTATAACCACCACTACCAAAGCCTCCGAAAGTGTTAGGTGTATCGTTGTAGTTACTGCCGAGATAAGGAGTTGCACCAGATCCATAATTTCCAGAGTCTGTATCTCCTAGTGGCTCTCCGTTTGCACCTACTCTATTAATATGTCTGAAGATAACACCCTGCTTTCTTCTATGATAGCCAGTGTTAATACCTCCCCACATATTTTTCTGTAGGTAGTCTGACATCCAAAGTCTACCAGAGAACATACTAACGTGACCATACGCATGACCTGGCATTTCTTGTTGTGCTAAGATATCTCCTGGTTGTGGGCTCCATCTTTGCCAATCAACGGGTGCAAATCCTACCTTACCTAGCGTTCTTGAAAAGTCCCTTGCATTACCTAGTACACCTCTAAGACTATTAGCTGGTAAGTGTAAGCCGGCCTCTACTGCAAGTCTTACATACATTGCACAACTAGCAGCGGATCTAGGTCTAACGTTTCTTTCAAGTGTTCTACATGCATCAACTACGAAGAATGGTCTAGCTTTTGCATATCTAACGTCTGCTCTATTAGGCATCACTCCCCATCTAGCACCCGCACTATCATGTTGATTTGTGGATAAGCTACCGACAAACCCACCAATCATGTTGAAGCCTCTGTTAGCGTAACCAATGCCAGTATTTATCCCATCTACAATGCTATTACCTAGTCTCTTGGAGTTGTTTTCTATTGCACCCATAGACGAATTGGCCCAGAATGCTTTTTCTTCTGCTAAGTTTGAATTATGTAGGTTCTCAAATTCCTGGAAATCCTTACTATACTCGCTGATATTGACATCGAACATAGTCTTAGGATCTTTACCTGCCCTAGACCACTTTGCACTAGCTGCCTGTACGCCACCTGCTCTACGAAGGAGTGAATTTTGTATCTGGCCTAATGCTGCAATGCTCTGTTCTTTAAACGACTTAACCCTATAGATTCTACTAGCTAGATATCTAATTGCCTCGGGTGATAGGTTATAAAATTCATAGAAACCTTCTCCTGGATGTGGATCGTCATAAGGAACTAATTTATACTTATAGCCGTTTGCAGTGGCCCTATTATATGCGTTTGCAATCTCACCTCTAATATAACCCAGTGGCCCAGTATTACCTAATACTGCACCTGCTACTCCACCGCCAAGTACATATCCTGGTAGTGAGTGCCTGAATTTAGTATTACCAGAGTTGGCTACAGATTTCGCTAAGAATCCAGGGGTACCACTAGCACCCATTGCATTAGCTATGTTATCGGTAATAGCCATCTGTGTTGCTGCGCTACCGAAACTCTTAGCATTTTCACCGGCATAATCTTCTTCTGTCTTAGGTACTCGAATCGCCTTCATCCTAACAGTAGAAATCATACCAGACCTGATGAGTTTTCCAGCATCACTACCGAACATCTGCTGAATGAAGTCCCTATCTACAGTAACACCGCCATTCTTTGTTGCATAGTCTTCCATTCTAGAAAAACCTGCCGCTACTCTGGCTGTGTCGATTTTACCTGTCGACGCTGCATCTCTATAGGCACCCATGATATCTCTACCCTGTGATATTTGGCCGGATACAGAACTGGTAAGGTTTCCACTGCTATCTAGGGCCCCTTTCATCAAGCTGTATTTTTTCTGTCCATTTCTATTTGCGACAACAGCAGCAAGATCACCAGCATCTGTATTTTTAGCTAGGGTAGTATATTCATTGTACATATCCCTCTGCATCGCTGCATTGGAACTCTTTATACCTTGTGTGCTAATATTTGTCTTTAGTGCGTTCTGTATTCCCTTTTTCGGGTCGACCATTGCAGTGAGAATATTACCAAGATACCCGGCCATACTAGACAGGGTTAGGCCAATATTACTTAAGTCGATATCTGGGAACTTAATTGCCTTCATAGCTGCACCTCGTTCCTCAAATCCATGGTCTAGTTTCATCTTAAGGTAGTCAATAAGATCTTTACCTACTCTCATAAGTGCCGTTCCTACTGTATCACCTTTTCTTACATCACCACCAAAGAAACTAATAAAGTCAGCCCTAAATCCTTTACCCATTCGTGCCAGTGAGTTACCATCAACACCAACACCAAAATAATCTAGACCGCCCTTTATTTTTTCACCGACCCAAGTAATAGCCTTTAGTACCTTGGTCCAGTGTTTTGCTAAGAAGGTAACACCGAATAACATGAGAAGTGTTTTAAACTGTCCACCTACTGAGTTACCTATTTCTTTTGGATTAAATGTCGTCATCATTTCTTTTCCGACACTCTCCATTTTCCTTAGCATCTTATTTGCACTCTTAGTAAGACTCCACTCACGTCTATCAAAATCTCTACTCCTACGTAAGCTTTGTTCTTTCTGGGCAGCGAATGCATTACTTACCCATGTTTTAAATTTACTTTGTCCGGGATCTGCTTGTCTTGGTGCAGAACCCATAGAACCACCTGCAACATTATTAGTAGTAGTTGTGTTATAGTTATTGTTAATTACTATATTATTTGGAGTTACCTTTACACTTCTACCTTGGGTCCTCTGTACTTTTGGTTGCCCTAGTCCATATTTTCCCAGTAATTGTTGCGTTTGTGGATTTACTTGCATGTCTTGAGATCCTGCCATACTAGCTATTTCACCCGCTTGCAGCATCATAGAGTTAGATTGTTCATCTTGATCCATTGCAGCTCGTTCAAGGGCAAGGTTCTGTTTTCTTTGATCCTGTATTGCCTGAATCTGATTACCCACTGCCTGATAATCTGCAAGGTCTCCTCCCCGTCTTCCTGCAAGTTCTCTAGTTCTTTTCTCTAAATCTTTATCACTTGCTGCCATTATTTCTATTATCTAGACAGGTTAAGGATTTCAGTAGTTCCTAGTTGTTCACCTTCACCCTCATCATCCTCACCCTGTTTATTTTCTGCTTGTACTTTATTGACTCCTTGTACTATTGACTGTCCCTTATCACCAAAATCAATAAGTGGAAAGTCAGGGTCAGTTCCTTTTGATGTTTCTATAAATTTATCATACGTATCTCTAAGTTTAAACAATGCACCAAGTCCATAGTGCTCAATATTATCAACCTTAAGAAACTTATTTAAATAGAATTTTAGTTCCATCAATCGGGCAATTGACATAGATGTCTCGAAAGAAATCGACAATAAGCGAATCAACACTTACTGCCACACTCCTCCTTTCCTCAGGCTTCTTACCTTTATTACAGTCTGGACAAAATACTTGGACTGGCTCTAATCTATCATAGTAAAGCTCTCTCAGTGCCATCAACATTGTAATATCTGAGTGTTTTGCGCCAAGTACATCCTGCTCAACCTGATTACCTTGCAAGTCGAAGTCTTTTATGAGGGCTATTGTTTTAATCATCTTAAGGTCTGTTATCTTCCTGAACTTAAGATAGAGTTTAAATACCTTCATAAAATCATTCCAAGTTGGTACAATGGTTTCGTATTCATGGCCACCTAATTCAATCTTAGCACCATTCATTACTTTTTCATCGATCTGCTTGAAATGGATGTCCTTATTAAAATCAATACTCTTACTAATTGTCTTTCCACAGTCAGGGCACTTAATATCTACATGGTAACTAAGATTCTCACTAACTGTACAAAGCTTCTTATAGAATATCAAAAAGTCAATGTCCATGATGTAACAATCCCTAATATTTGGATCGTCCTTAATTAGCTCATGAACATCAAAATAATACTTACCCAGTGGATCATCACTCGGTACTTCCCCAATATAATTACAGATTTCTAAGAAATTGTAAGGTTTAATTCTAACACAAGGGAAGCTATAACCATAACCTCCACTAGGTAAGAGGGATACATTTATTTCCATATTTTTTCGGATTTAATTATGAAAAGAAAAACAACTATGAACTAATTTCATAGCTGTTATGTTAAAAGTAAAGAGGTGATTATTTAACCAATCAGGGGCCTACTTTTTACGGACCTAACTTGTCTATATTATAATTACATGTTCACCCTCGCCAGTTATAATTTACGTTGAAATTATATTAATATTATTATATTATTGGAGGATGTTTTACAATCCAACCGTAATAAGTCAATAATCACACTCTTTCATGTATAAGGAATCTAAGGGCTTACTCATCCAAGTCTTCCACCTTAGTTTTCCTATTATCGTCACCAAGTTCACCCTTATCTTTATAATAGCTCAAGTCTAGGAGTGATTCTAGCTTAACGCCATACTTAGTAAGATTTTGTTCTATTACGTTCTTATCTGGTACTAGTTTCTTATTATCAACTGTCCAACTAACAACGAGTATACCAATCTCTTTTCCGCTTTCACTACGTAGAAAATATAGACCTGATAAATAACTATCCTCAACCATCATAGAGTGAGCATATCTTTTATCAATTTTCTCCATTTCATCTACGTTTGCAATTACTATCTTATGTCTACTGAGATAAGTAACCATAGGATGAAGACTAGTCCTTACACCTTGATAGTTCTGTGCAATTTCAGGGATACCGCGATCATAGCAAACCTTTTCATAACACTCACTGAAAAACCTAAAGTGTAATCCTGTTGTTGTCTTTAAGTTGTCGTGAAAGATACTAACTACTACTCTGTCAGCGTTTAATGAGAGTCTAAGTTTTTCAATTTCATCATTAACATTAGTCTCTACATCATCTGTTAAGTCATATACATAGTTATCTTTCTCTTTTAGGGTATTACGATCCTCTGTAATAGTTTTTGATAAGATCTCTCTAGTATTCTCATCATTAAGTGTTACAAAGAAACTAACTACTACCATAAGTAAGATAATGAAGACTATTAACTTTAGAATAGCCAACCAACTAACCCTACTGACAGAACCTAAGAATTTATCCCAAACATCCGCTAACTTACTAAGAACTGTTACCTTATCTTCTGTTAACATCTTAAACCTCTTTCTGCTTTCCTGCTAATCTTTCTCTTTTCTCTTCTAGGCCACGGTTAAGGTCTTCATTTCCTTTTTTAATTTTACCCCTAACTAGACCGTAGTATAGACCTGCACCAACTGAACCACCAACAGCAGCACCTATAACCGCTCCATTTGCTGCAACCTTAGGAATCAACTTACCTGCCCTCTTTTTGAATCTTTCTGTTGCTTCTCCCAAGTGTTTCTTAGTCTTATCTATATTTTTAAGAGCTTCTCTGTACTTTTCCTGGTGCCCCTTAAGGTAAAGTAGGTCTGCTTTTCCCCTAATCTTTCCCAATCTATCTATATCATCACTACTTGCGAAATCATATATACTATTAGCTCTCGATTTAAAAGTATCTATGTCTCTTTTAGCAAGAAGGCCACCACCCAACAAAGCACCACTCGATATAATAGCTTTTCCAACGGCTTTTCTATTTCTCTGTTGTCTCTTAGTCTCTTCGTAAGGATTACTGGAGAAAAATTTTCTAACTATTATCATATACTACTTAGTTTTCTTTCTGCTTTCCTGCTAGTCGTTCTCTTCTCATAGCAAGACGTCTATTCTTCTCTTCGTTTTGCTTAATCAGGTTCTTCCTACTAAGTCCGTATAAGCCAGCTCCGATAACACCACCTATTGCAGCACCCTTGACGGCACTCTTACCTGATGCTTTTACAAGCTTTTTAAGTCCATTGGTTGACATTTTTGTTGCGCTAACGTTGTGATTAAACCTATTTTTTACAGTTTCGTTCAAGAATTTTTGTGCCTTTTCTGCATCTTCCGGTTTTACTCCTCTTGCATTTATCTTGTCAACAACCTTGTTAATCTTATCCAAAGTGATTGCATCTTTAGTTACAGCATCCGTCACCTTCTTGGATAACTTATCACCACCTGCTCTAAGAGTACTTCTCGCTGCTAAGGCTGCACCAAGTCCACCTGTACTAAGTACAAGCTTTGCTGCATCAGATTCACGCTTCTTGGCCTGTGCTTCTGTTTCTGCGTACTTACTATCTGAATAATATCTTCTAATTAATATCATATTCTTACTTACAAAGATTAAACAAGTACTTATAGTTTTCTAGTTTCTGTAACATAGATTCTACTTCACTAGAAATACCTTTAAATACTACGTCTTCTGGTATACTGTGATAGAACTCGACTGCCGTTTTATTGATTATATCTTCTAATAGTTCCATTGGCTCAGACTTATCACAAAACTCTGGATTAATGTCAAGAGGGCCCATACTACCTAAGACACCCATAAAAGTCTCAGCAATCTTATCTTGATAGCTAATGAGATCTTCGTACAGGTCATCAAGGTATTCATGTATGTCCTTGTGTTCTGCTGCCCAATGTAGATTCTTGCACCTAATTTTCCAAGCCTCTACTCTATTTAGGTAAGATATAAAAACATCTCTGTCGTTATCACTAAACTGTTTTACTCTATACTCAATCATCCTGCTTTTTATTAGTTTAGAGTAGGAAAAGAGAGATAAATCTAACTACCTCTCCTTTCCATTGTTTGATTATTAGAGATTCTTAAACTCTAATGAATAATGCTCGAACTTAGCAGAAAGTGTAACATCTGAACGATCACTTTCTGCCTCTGCCTGTCCATTATTATCGATACCTGCGTCCTGAATAATTACGTTATAGAATGTAAGCTCACGAACATCAAGTCTCTGTGCGTTTGTGATGAAGAGTTTGCAATCCATTACTACATCATCCTTACGGAATGAATACTTAGTCTCACGATCAGAGATTTTCTGCCTCCAGTCATCAAGGAAGTATGTAATAGCTTGATCCTCTCTATCAACAAATGACAGTGTTAAGTTACCTGAAGTCGTTTGGTTGGTCTGCTGATAGATTGCATAACCACCACGCATACGCTTCTCAATACCAGTAACACTAGTATCAACACCTACCTGAACATTATTGAGGCGTGCATTAATAATATCATCGCCTGGATAATAAACAATCTTAGGAGCAGAGAGTACTTTAAACTCCCACATGTCACCACGCAAGAACTCCTTATTGTTGTCACGATAGGTTGAGGTATAGTCAATGAACTTTGCTCTTAGTTGACTACCCCTTACAAGATCTGTAACTGTTGCCATGTTATTAAATTTTATATTGGTTTGTTATAGTTTATT